ATTGGTGTTGTGGGTCTTGGAACGACATCGGTTGGTGTTGGAACTCATACTATACAGAATAACATTGACACCACAGATATTAATCTTGCAGGTGGAAGTCAGATTGAGTGTCTAAAAGTTTATAATACTTTCACACCTCCAAACGGCGGAACAAATGAGAGACCATATGCACCAAAACCGGGAGAGTTATATTATAACTATGACTTCAAGACCATTGAGTTCTTTGATGGTTATGGTTGGAGACAGGTAGATAATACAACCAGAAGTGGTCGTGCGGTGTCTTTCGGAGGACTAGTAAATCCCAGTGTTACTGTTGTAAAAACTATAGGGTATTGGAACATTCATACTCTTGGAAACGCACAAAACTTTGGAGAGGCAACGCTTAATACAAGAATGAATGCAGCTTGTAGTAATGGATCTAGAGGTCTTTTTGCCGGAGCATTCCCTGCAAATCAAGAAACAATAGAGTATGTTACAATACCATCAGAAGGAAACTCAATTGATTTTGGCGATTTAAGTGAAGATAGAGGTGATGTGCAAATGGGATCTGCATCTTCTTCAACAAGAGGGATATGGGCAGGTGGATCACAAGAAGAGAATATAATTGATTATGTAGAAATGGCAACACTTGGAGATGCACTGGACTTTGGTGATTTAACACAAGGAAGAAGAAATCTTGGTGGTTTTAGTTCTCCAACAAGAGGAGTATTTTCCTCAGGTGGAGAATCTCCTTCATTTAAAAATAATAATGATTACATAACCATAGCATCAAAAGGTAATGCGATTCTATGGAATGAAATCGTTAGATCGGGATTAAGTGGTAATTGTGCTTCTAATCAAATCAGAGGTGTTTTCGCTGGTGGATATAATACTGTTGATACTATTAAAAGTATGGACTATGTGACTATTGCATCTCTTGGAAATACAATAGAATTTGGTGATTTATCTATTGGAAGACATGGCGCAGCTGCAGCATCCACTCAAACTAGAGTTGCTTTTGCTGGTGGTTTCACCACCTTCCCCGCCAGTTCTTCCTCTGTAGCAATCTCAATGGAATATATAGAAATTGCATCTACAGGGAACGCACTTGATTTTGGCGATTATCTTACCACGATAGCGCAAGCAGGAGCAACATCAGACTCTCACGGTGGTTTAGGAGGTTTCTGATGTCTAATAAATATATGAAAGTTGTAGTATAATGCCAAGTATAAGAATTGGTTTATCCACACAATTTAATCTTGAGAATGAACAGGTCGGAATCGGCACCACAAATCCGACTGCTACCTTAGAAGTTATTGGTAATATTAAAGCAGAAGGTGCTGCCGGTGGTAGTGGAGTATCGACTTTTAGAGAGTATCAAGGTTTTCATCAATCAGAACAAGGGATTGCAAATAATATTGTAATTGATAATCAAACTGGTGGACCTTTCAGTTCTCTTTCTGCTGATCTAGTAATCAGTGGAGAGACAACAATCTCCTCTGGTTCAACAGTAGAGATAGGAAAGACAAAGACACTCACTGTTACTGATAAGTTTGCTGTTCCTCTTGGTGATACAAATAGTAGAGACAGCACACCAGAAGCAGGAACAACTAGATTTAACCAAGACTTCGGAACACTTGAGTTCTTTGATGGAAACAATTGGAAGACAGTAAATTCATATAGTAGAGGTAGTGCTGCTGGTCGTGCCATAATCTCAAGTGGATATGACTCAGGAACAAATTATCTTGCACAATATGATTATATAACAATCTCTACTCTTGGCAACTCTGCATATTTTGGAGATATGCAGAGTACTTTAAGAGAAAAGATGGGGTGTGGATCTGCGATTAGAGCACTCTTTGGGGCAGGTGCATCTCCATCTGGTAGCAATGAAATTGATTATCTAACAATTGCATCTGCGGGTAATGGAATTGATTTTGGAAATCTAACAGATACCAATTATCATAATTCAGCACTTTCTAGTTCTACCAGAGGTATATGGGGAGGAGGATATCGTGGACCTTCCGCAGCTCATACAAATGTAATTGAGTATGTTGAGATATCGACCATAGGTAATGCACTAGATTTTGGTGATCTATCAGGTGATATGGATGCAGGATCAGGTTATGTTGCTTCTTGTGCCTCACCTACTCGGGGAGTATTTTCAGGTGGAACTCACCCAACTTCTCCTGCAGGTGACAACGTTATTAGATCTAGCGAAAGTATTACTATTGCATCAAAAGGAAATTCCACTAGATTTGGAGATTTGACTGCAAAACACCAGAGACCATCTGCAGCATCAAATACAGTCAGAGGACTTATTTTTAGTGGTCGTGATGATGTCCCAGATATAAGTGCTATTGATATGTCATCGGGTGGAGTTGCAGTTTATTTTGGTGAACTTGCCACCGCAGACTACTCTGGTTTTTCTGCTTGTAATAATGTAAGAGCAGTTCATGGAGGGGGTGATGGAGGTCCAAGAACTAACCGTATTGAATATGTGTCAATACCAACTGGTGGAAATGCACTAGAATTTGGTGATATGAGTTATCAAAGCGGAAATAGTTTTCTTGGTTCAACATCAGACTCACACGGCGGACTAGGAGGTTTCTAAAATGGCAAACTTAAGAGTAGATAAGATTACAAGCACAGAAACCTTTGAGACGACTGGTTCAGTTCAGTTTGATGGGACTGGGGATTATTTAAGTATCCCCAATAATGCCGATTTTAGATTAAATGCCACAGCAGAAGATTTTACGATTGAATGTTGGGCATTATGTAATTCTTCAGGAACACAATATATTGCTGGATTCTACAATTTTGGTGATAGTAGAAGAAGTTGGATTTTATACTTTTCTAATAGAATTCCGAGATTTACTTTTTCTAATGATGGTAGTGCTACTTTTGGTATATCAGGTAATGAAGTGCCACAAAGTCAGTGGGTGCATGTATCTGTAGTTAAAAAAGACAGTATAATAACAATATATCAAAATGGTAAAAAAACTGATGAAAGTTTATATAGTGGTACTTTTTTAAGCGTAAGTGCAGATGAATTTAGAATAGGATGTGACTGGGAATCACCATCTAGATTTTGGGATGGTCACATTTCTAACCTCCGTATAGTCAAAGGCAAAGCACTCTACACATCAAACTTCAAGCCTCCAATGAGAGAACTTGAAGTTGTTCCGGGAACTGTTCTTCTTGCTTGCCAATCAAAGACTGATGCAACACTTGAAAAGACTGGTAAGACTATCACAGTCAATGGAAATGCAGTTGCAAATGAACTCACTCCTGGTCTTTTAACACCCATTGTGAAGTCTGGTGGTGGTAGTGCAATCACTGGGTCTGTTGAGTTTACATCTACTAGTGATGCCCTTGTGCTTTCTGCAGGAACAGACTTTGCATACGGAACAGGAGATTTTACAATAGAGGCATGGATACAACCACAAGGAATTAATGGAGGAGAGACAAAAGCAATATTTACTCAAACTCAATCTGGCAATGATTACATTGTTTTTAAAGTTGATAGTGACAAAGCAATTAAAGCAACATTTGGATCAACCACAGTATCTGGAGGAACCGTAGAGGTTGGGTCATGGCATCATGTTGCAGTGACTCGTGCGTCAAATACTGTTAAAATTTTTGTAAATGGAGTTGCATCCGCAGGAACAACTGTATCCACTGACTTTAGTGATACGACAAGAAATCCAACTATTGGACAATACACTCATACCTATGGGAATATTGAATATTATGGTTTCATCTCAAACCTCCGTGTAAATAAAGGAACTGCACTCTATACAGACAACTTCATTCCACCAACCAGAGAACTCAAAAGAGTTCCAGGCACTGTTCTTTTATGTTGTCAGGATTCTAATGATCCAACACAAGAGGCAACCGGAAAAACTATTTCACTTAATGGAATTTATACGTATGATACAGTTGTTAATTCTGGTATAACAACAGCACCGGGACCATCAAACTTCACACCACAAGTCGGTGATGATAGACAAGTAACCTTTGAGGGTGTCACCAAAGTAAACTCAAATGCTTATTTCTATCTCCCAACTGGTAATACAGAATCAAGAGAAGCAACCGGAACTTATAATGCAGGAACTCGTGGTGTTATTGCTGGAGGTTATCGTGATCCTGCCATATCGAATATTATTGAGTATATTGGGATTGCATCTAAGGGAAATAGTAAAGATTTTGGTGACTTAACTTCCGCAAGAAGAGGTATGAGTGGTTTTGCATCAAATACAAGAGGCATATTTGCGGGTGGTAATCCTAATTCATCACCAAATTTAGATAATAAGATTGATTATATTACTATTGCAACAACAGGAAACGCAAAGGACTTTGGTGATTGCGTTACTAAAACGAGAGAGGGCGGTGCAGCAGGAAACCAAACCAGAGGAATTCTTCACGCTGCAGAAGGACCATCAAGTACTACTGCAACAAATTCCCTACAATATGTTACGATTCAAACATCAGGAAATGCAATTGACTTTGGAGATTTAACTTTTGCCAGAACCGGTGGTTCAGGACAAGCGAGTTCTCCAACTCGTGGTATTTTCTTTGGAGGTTATTTTCCTTCATCTCCAAATCGTACTAATACAATTGATTATGTAACCATTGCAACGACATCAAATGCGATAGATTTTGGTGACATGATAGGGGCAGGAAACTCAGGAGAGTCATTCTATGTAGTATGTTCCAATTCAACTCGTGCAATAAGAGCCGGAGGTGTAGGTCTTGCTGGAAACGTAAACCGAATTGACTATATAACAATCGCAACACTAGGAGATGCACAAGATTTTGGTGATTTAAGTACAGGCAGAGCAGCACAAGAGCCAATAGGATCATGTGCTTCTTCAACTCGTGGAGTCATTGCTGGTGGATTCGATAGTCCTGCTTTCTTAAATATAATTGACTATGTAACTATCCAATCTACAGGAAATGCACAAGATTTTGGTGACACAATTACTCCGGGTAGTGGCGGAGCTGGATTTTCCAATGGTCATGGCGGTCTTGGATAAATAATGACAGAGGTAGTGTAACATGTCAGCAGAGATTCCAGCAGGTGCAATGAGATTTAACTCCGACTCACAGAAGTTGGAGTATTGGAATGGCTCGGCATGGTTTCAGGTTCATACTGCAACACCAAATCTTGCAAGTGCTGGTGATCCAACTCCTGGTGCTCGTGGATTTTTTGCTGGTGGTCTTGCACCCGGAAACTATCAAATATACATAGATGGTATTAATATCGCATCAACGGGAAGTGAGTTTGATTTTGGTGATTTAAACGTTGCGGCATTTGGTGCCTCAGCGTGTGCATCAAGCACTAGAGCACTTCAGGGAATGAAGGAGGCATCATCAGGAGGTTATAGCGCACAGGTAGATGCCTGGGAGATAGCATCATTAGGACAAGTATTTGATTTTGGAGACTTATCACAGGCAAAAAGATCTGGTGGTTCAGGTGGAAATCAAACCAGAGGATTATTTTTTGGGGGACAACCTGGTGGTGGATCAGTTGCAACTACAAATCTATTCACTATTGCAAGCACAGGTAGCAGACAAGATTTTGGCAATATGAGCACCACTCTTGCAGAGGGATTTGCAAGTGGTATAAGCAGTCCCACAAGAACTATCGCGGCAGGTGGGGGAAGTTCTAAAGCATCAATTTATGCCACTATTCCAACTACTGGAACTTGGCAAGATTTTGGAGATGCACTTACTGGTGGAGGACAGGGTTCAGATGGTGGATGTTCATCTGCAACTCGTGGATTATTTGGAGGAGTTAATGTACCAGGAAGTGTAACTAATGACATAGAATATATTACGATTGCATCATTAGGAAAATTTGTAAATTTTGGAGACTTATCGCAGACAAGACGTGCAACCGGTGCATGTAGTAGTAAGACACGGGGAGTATGGGGTGGTGGGGCTACTCCATCTTATGTAAGTACGATAGATTATGTAGAAATTACAACTTTTGGAAATGCTGTAGATTTTGGAGACTTGGCTCGTAATGTGCAAACAGCGGGTGGAACATCTAATGCTCACGGAGGTCTATAATGGGAATATTACGCACCGATAAAATTTCAGGGTTAGAAACACCTACACCAGTCACAGGGTCTGTGAGTTTTGATGGGACTGGGGATTACTTAGCAGTTACTCCAATTAATAATTCTTTTGTTAATTGGTGGCAATCTGATTTCACCATTGAAGCATGGATATATGCTGATAGTTATGCTGATTGGTGGTTTAATGATGCCGGAGCTGGAAGCGATATTCCAGCTATGGTTGGTCATTTTGAACATGATGGTGCTACCAATTATTGGTCTTTCGGTCCAGTTAGTGATAATACTGTAAAATTTTATTATTGGAAAGGAAGTCAAAATCATACTTTTGTTACATCCGATAAAGTCGTTGTTGGAGAATGGTCACACATTGCAATGACATATAGTGTTGCAAATGGTGCAAAATTATTCATCAATGGGAGAGGAACTGATTATATTTCGTTGAGTGGAACACCCCAAGCAGATATTTCTGCAGCAGAATTTAACGTAGGTCAATACAACAGTGAAAGTATTACCGGATATGTATCCAACTTAAGAATTCTCAATGGAACCGCACTTTACACATCAGACTTCACACCACCAACACATGCATTAGAAGTTATTGGTGATACTGTATTACTCTGTTGCAATAACCCAGACTCTGCAGCTGCAGATGGAACAGGAAAGACTATCACTGCCAATGGAAATGCAGCAGCATCAACATTCTCTCCAGGACTCACCAGAGACTTCACATCAGGCACAGAGTTCAGTGGTGTCACAACATTTGATACTCAAGGATATTTTGTTCCACCATCAGGCACGACAGAACAAAGAGGCAGAGGTCGTGGATTGTTTGGTGGTGGGAATGCCAACCCCGGATCTCAGAAAAACACGATTGATTTTATTCAAATTCAAACTCAAGGTAATGCATTAGATTTTGGTGATTTGACTAGTATTAGGGAAAGATTGGCTGGTGCCGCAGGTGCAATTAGAGGGTTGTTTGCTGGTGGACAGGTTTCTCCAACAACTAATGTCATTGAGTTTGTGACTATTTCAACAACAAGTAATGCAACTGACTTTGGTGATTTGACTACAACAAGAATGGATGTCGGTGGTGCATCAAATACCACCAGGGCTGTCTTTTTTGCGGGGGGAACTCCGGGAAGTAATAGTAATATAATTGATTTTGTGACTATTGCATCAATAGGGAATGCACAAGACTTTGGCGATTTAACTGATGAGAGTTCGAAAGGATGTGGATGCGGATCTCCAACCAGAGGTATTATTTTCATTGGCACCACAGTTCAGTATATTACATGGGCAACAACTGGAAACGCACAAGATTTTGGTGATACTACAATTACTAATACCTCAAGAATGGCACTTTCCGATTCAACAAGAGGTATAGTTGCTGGAGGGTATGCATCTCCATCTAAATCAAATGTTATTGAGTATATAACAATTGCAACTCTTGGAAATGCACAAGATTTTGGCGACTTAACCAATGGAGCATATGAACCGGAAGGTGCATCAAGTAATTCAATAAGAGGTGTTCTTGCATTAGGAGATGTGCTTGTGGTAGATGAAACAAATGCTATAGATTATATAACAATACAGACCACAGGAAATGCAAGAGACTTCGGTGATTTAACTCAACGCATAAAACAAGGTGCTGCATGTTCAGACTCTCACGGTGGTCTCTCATAAATATGTTAGAGGTATAAAGATATGAGTCTCCCCCCATCAGGCGAAATCCCACAAGGTGCAATTAGATTTAATACCGACTCCCAGAGGCTAGAGTTTTATGCTCAGGGAGAATGGTGGGTGATGTCTACTGATACTCCTAATCTTGGAACCAGTGGTGATTCAACTCCTGGAACTCGTGGATTATTGGCGGGTGGATATGTTGCTCCTGCAAGCAGAAATGAAATAGACTACATAAACATTGCATCAACAGGAAATGCAATTGATTTTGGCAATTTAACTGAAGCAAGACGAGAAAGTGCTGGATTTTCAAATAGAACCAGAGCACTATGGGCAGGTAATGCAGTTCCTCTTGGATCGAATGCAATTGATTTTGTAACAATATCATCAACAGGAAATGCAGCTGATTATGGTGATTTGTTGTCGGCAACAAGTAATTGTCAGGGATTTGCACCACTTGCAAATGCAACTCGTGGAATATTTGCTGGTGGAACAACTGGAACAAGACAAGATATTATTCAATATACTACAATAGATACGAATGGAAATACTATTGATTTTGGAAATTTGACGGCAGCAACTAGTTCCCCAGCTGGAGCAGCAAGTCCTACTCGTGGTCTAGTCATGGGAGGGACAGCACCAGGTGATACAAATACAATTACTTTTGTCACTATTTCAACTCTTGGAAACTCAGCAGACTTTGGTGATTTAACAATTGTAGATCACAGTGGTGGTGCATCATCTAATGCAGTAAGGGCATTATATTTTAGAAGAGGCGCGGAAGATATAAATTATCTTACTATTGCAACTTTAGGTAATGCATTAGATTTTGGTGATCTAACAGTTGCAACAAATCATTATTCTGGAGGATCTCCATCATCATCAACTCGTGCATGTTATGGTGGTGGAGGATTTCCATCTACAACTGATACAATTGAATATGTGCAGATTATGACCACAGGAAATTCTGTTGATTTTGGAAATCTAACTGTTGCTAGAAGTCTAATGATGAGAGGAAACTGCTCTAACGGTCACGGAGGATTATAAGTCATGGCAAATTTAAGAGTCAATAAGATTGCAGCAGTTGGAGTATCCACCGAGAACACAGGGTCAGTATTTTTTGATGGGGTTCAGGATCATTTGAGTATTGCTGATAGTGATGACTTTAGTTTTGGTAGTGGAGACTTTACAATAGAAGGATTTATTTATCCAACTGGAATACCTCAGGGTTCATATGCAACACTTGTTACTCCTGGATATTCGCTACAGACATACTTTATGAGTTCAAATTCTTTGTCATTATATGTGAGTAGCAATGGTGGTAGTTATGATATGATTTCTACTGCCAATGCAACTGGAACAGACAGTATATTTCAAAATGAATGGAGTCATTTTGCTCTTACTAGAAGTAGTAATACTTTTAGATATTTTATAAATGGTATAGAGAAATACACCAATACTGTATCGGGAACAATATATAATGATCTAACTCCTTTAGGAATTGGAGACTATACACCCGCGCCAGCCACATATGAATTCCAAGGATATATGTCCAACATTCGTATTTGTAAGGGACATGCAGTTTATACAGAAAACTTTACAGTTCCAACCAGAGAACTAGAAGTTCACCCAGAAACTGTTTTCCTTGGGTTGTATGATGGAGAGAATATTTTTGCAGAAAAAACAGGAAAGGTCATTGTAGCACATGGTGATCGCACAAGTTCTCCAACACCCACAGCAACTGATAGTCCCATTGGTATTACAACATTCAATCCAGGACTGACAAGAAATGTTGATCCTACTGCTGGTCCAACATTCCAAGGTGGAGCAGGATTTGTCTCACAGAACTGGTTAACACTACCAAAGGGAACGACAGAAGAAAGATTTCCGAATTTTGCTACCAATGCTGTTAGTGATGGTAGTGCCCGTGGTGTTTTTGGTGGTGGCGATCCTCATGTTAATACCATTGAGTATATTACTATTGCAACCCTTGGGAATGGCACAGATTTTGGTGATTTGACTCGACAGTCTGGTGCTTTAGATGGTAATGGTTGTGCATCAAGAACAAGGGGTATAATTGCTGGAGGAAACATAGCACCATCTACCAGCGCAGCGACAAATACAATAGATTATATTACCATTACATCAACAGGAGATGCAACAAATTTTGGTGATTTAACCCAAGCAAGGCAGCAAGCTGCTGGTATTTCTAATTCAACTCGTGCAGTGTTTGCTGGAGGATATTTTCCAAGCACATTCAATGTTATTGATTATGTAACAATTGCAACCACTGGTGATGCCACAGATTATGGCGATCTAATACAAGGTTTATATGCATCGGCAAGAGGAGCAAGTCCTGTCAGAGGGGTAATCGCTGGTTCAAATTCGGGTGGTGCTGAAAACAGCATAGTATATGTAACCATTGCAACAACTGGAAATGCAAAAGACTTTGGTGATTTAAGCGAATCTAGATTTAGATTGTCAGGGTGTTCAAATTCGACAAGAGCCGTATTTGGTGGGGGAATCACCCCTAGTAATACACAGACAATTGAATTTGTCACAATATCAACATCTGGAAATGGGCAGGATTTTGGTGATTTATACAAACATAACCAAAGAGGAAACACTGCCTCATCATCAACTCGTGGAATATTTGCTGGTGGAAGTCAACCATCCTCTGCTGGTAATGTAATTCAATATATTGCAATCCCAACCACCGGAAATTCAATTGATTTTGGTGATCTGGTTTACGATGAGAATGGTTTATTTGGATTATCAAATGCTCATGGTGGTCTTGGATAAATATCGATAGAGGTATAAAAATATGAGTAATCTTCCCCCATCAGGTGAAATCCCAAGAGGCGCAATACGATTTAATACTGATAGTAATAAACCAGAACTCTGGGATGGCTCACAGTGGGCAGAGTTTCAGTTAAGCACACCAAACCTTGGTAGAAGTGTTGATACTCAACCTGGTGCCCGTGGTGTATGGGCGGGAGGACTTAATCCTGGTGCTGGTGGATACCTGGATATAATTGATTATGCAAATATTTCATCTACTGGAAATGCGACTGACTTTGGTAATTTAACTGGTGGTCGTGGTATGTTGAGTGGTTTAGCATCAAACACTCGTGCAGTTTTTATGGGTGGATATACTCCACCAAGACTTGATACTATTGACTATATCACCATTGCTTCAACAGGAGATGCAATAGATTTTGGTGATCTAATAGACCCAACAGCAAGAGCAGGAACAGTTTCCAATCAAACAAGGGGTATAATTGCTGGTGGAGATGGTAATTCACCTTTGACTGGTGGTATTGATACAATTAATTATATTACGATTGCATCAAAAGGAGGATCAAAAGACTTTGGCAATCTAATTGGTGCATCAAAATACCACAGTTCTGTAGCATCTCCTGTTCGTGGTGTTTTTGCCGGTGGTCAAAATCCAGGAATTCAAAGTTTAATTCAATTTATAACAATACCGACACTTGGATCTGCACAAAATTTTGGAGATTTGTCTGCAAATAGAGCCGCAATGGGAACTGGTGCTTCCAATTCAACTAGGGGATTATTCTTTGGTGGAAGTCAACCAGCCGCTGTAAATACGATAGAATATATTACAATTGCAACCACAGGAAATTCAACAAACTTTGGTGATTTAACTACGGTTAAGGATACCAGTGCTGGATGCTCATCACCAACAAGAGGCGTTAATGGTGGAGGAAGTGATCCTGGATATTCTAATATCATTGATTATGTAACTATTTCAACACAAGGAGATGCTGTTGACTTTGGTGATTTAACAGTTGCAAGAAACAATATTGCTGCTTGCTCCAACGCTCACGGAGGGTTGTAAAAACCGACTTCTTATAGTATAATAAATATGGTAGTTATTACACTATAGATTGAACTGATATGAATGAAGAAAGTTCTGCTATTACTTCGGTAGATATTACACCTGGTTCAGAGATTTCTGTCACAACGCTCAAGAGTGACCTTGCACAACTTGCAACTGGTCCTCTGCCGCAAGAATACACAGGAATGTTGACTCATATTGAGGAAACATTACCTGCAACTAAACTTGCTTGTGACAACTTCTACAAGTCACACTCACAGATGATGACTGTGACTTTGGACATCACTGACCTGACACCTATCCGTAGCATCAAGCATACTCTTGCCGCGATTGAAAGAACAAAGAGTGCCCTTGCAGAGGCACAAATCAATCGCCGTAAGAATGACATTAAAATCCGTAAGAAGCAACGTGAGATTGATGCTGAAAAGGATGATTTAGATCGTGAAGAACTTGAGATTGAGATGATCGAACTCATGAATAACAACATGAACATTGAGAACTCAATGAAGGGTGCCATCCGTAAGATGTCCTTCCTGATGACTCAGTATCGTTCTGTTCTAGATCACATTGGCAAAGACCATATTACAGAAGAAGATTATGAGCGTGAAGAGAAGCGTTATCATGTAATGACCTGCCTGAAGCAAGCATTGAACTCTGCCCGTCCTCGTGGTGGTGTGATTGATGAAGGAAACTCTATCTATCTGTTTGATATTGGTGTCAATGTTTCACATGCACAAGCAGAAGTCTTCAACTATCTGAAGATGGAGAACGAACTGATTGCAAATGGTCAGGCACCTTCACATGAGATGACTGTTGAGTGGCTTGAAAAGTGTGCAGATAAGTTTGAGAATTGTTCAGAACGCTTTGCAGAAAGTCGTGGATTTAAGATTCTTGATGAGAAGTCTCTTGCAATACCAAACTATGCTGTTCTTCCAGAATCTAAAGTAGATGAAGAGTATGCTAAACTGAAAGCATCTGTAGAAGAGTGATATGGATTTGCATCTTGTGATTGGAACCCCCATGTACGGGGGTATGTGTACAAGTGAATATACAGATTCATTACTTAAACTCTCTGAGTCTTGCAATAAATCTGGTGTCAAACTCACTACCATCTTTCTTGGTAATGAGTCATTGATTCAGCGTGGGCGTAATACTATTGCTCACCACTTTATGAATCTACCTGATGCAACTCATCTTCTATTCATTGATGCGGATATTAAATTCCGTGTTGAGGATATTGTAAAGATGATTCAGGCAGATAAGGAACTAATCATTGGACCTGTTGCACTGAAAGGATATAACTGGGAAGAGATTCGTCAGGCAGCACTTGCCGGTGATGATGATATTGGACGCACTGGTGGAGTCTTTAATATCAATACACTTCCTGGTATTGAGATGGAGAATGAAGAAACTCCATTTGAGATTGAACATGGTGGCAATGCATTCATGATGATCCGTCGTGATTGTTTGCAGGCACTAGAACCACAAACTCCGATATATACTAATGGTGGGAGATCATTACCAGACGGAGTAGAAATCAAAGACTACTTCCGTGTTGAGATAAATAAAGATACAAATCATTTGTTATCGGAAGATTATTTCTTCTGTCATTCTTATAGGCAGATTGGTGGCAAAGTCTGGTGTGCTCCTTGGGTGGAGACCGGACACTTTGGTTCACATCTCTTCAATGGTAAATACTCTAGGAACAATTAACAACAATGGCATATCCTCTCATTAAATATACATTAACCATTCATGGTAAGCAACCTGAGTGGTTATGCACGGACTCCAGAGCATTCAAAGGTCAACACAGCGTAAGTGCAAATAAGGCAGGCAAACTTCCTCGTTTTGGTGCTCCACAAGACACCATTTATTTGGGTATGGGATGTGGTGATGTAGATTCTGACGGAACTCCTGATGGTTATGTTGGTTCTATTGCAAGTAAGGCAGACCTTCAAACTTATATTACAACTGTTGGAACTACGAATGACTATAAAGTTCTGACTGATACAGTCACTGGTGTTCAGACTTCAATTACTACTGGCACTGATGATGCATGGTTCACGGGAGTAGGACTTTCTACAACCACGACCGATAAGGTTACGTTCTCTGGAACCGGAAATGTTGTAGAGGTCAAGACTGCCACATCAACATCAAGAACTATTGTGACAACTGATGGTGCAGAATCTAGAACCGATACTATAACGACAACTGATACTACAACCTTTGAGACTGCATACGATTATGCAGCAGAGGCAACAAGACTCTGGGATATTTACGAGGCAGTCAACTCCTAAACCAAATTCAACTTTTATTTCCAAAAATTGCCGTAAAAAAATCCCGGCAATTTTTTGACCTGTAGGGTTTTTCAAAAATTATGAAATTTCATTTTGATTGCGGACTCCCACGTTCGGGATCTACGCTTCTGACGGCAATATTAAACCAAAATCCTCAAATACATGCGGGAACACTATCTCCTGTATTTGAGGTTATGTATTATACGGACGATATACTTAAAGGGGAGCAGGCACAGGCATTTCCCAAACCGGATATATTTCGTAAAATGGTACGTGATGGGATTATCACTTATTATTGTAATAGAGACGAACCTATTATTATTGACAAATGTCGTGCATGGCCAGCACACATTGACATGTTAAAAAAGTACGTAACAGATGATCCTAGGATTATTTGCACTGTTCGTAATCCACTAGATATATTGGCATCTTTCATTACATTGTTTCATAAGGATGGAGGATTCAATTTTATTGATAAGGCAATGCTCAAGCAAGGATTGTTTATCACTGATGATAGTCGGTGTGAGTTTATGATGAATCCTGGTGGAATTGTATGGGAAAGTATGAATGCACTTGCAACCGCATTTCGTCAAAATCAGACAAAACACATTCATTTTGTGCAATATGATGATTTGGTAAATGACCCAGAAAAGGCACTACAAGGCATCCACTGGTTTTTGAAGTTAAAACCATATGAGTATAATTTTGATAATATCGTTGCAAAAGACAGAGAAAAAGATAAGGAAGTATATGGTCTTGAGACAATGCACGAAGTCAGACCAAGTATTAAAAAGACTTCAAAACATTACTCAGAAGTGCTCAGTTCATCTGTGATAAATAAGTATATCAATATGGATTTCTGGAACAGATAATACATGTCTGAGATAAGGGTCAACACTTTAGGAAACGAATCAAATACTGGTGGCCCTGTATTATCTGGTATCACGACATTTTCTGGTCAGCAATATTTTATACCCCCAACTGGAACCACGGCACAGAGACCCTCTGATTGCCCTCCTGGGTCTATTCGTTTTAATACTGACTCTGCACACTTAGAGTATTGGAATGGATTAGTATGGTTAGAGTTTGAGGCAAGTAGTGAAGAACTTGGAGATCAAAATAATACAAACTCTACCGGTGGAACAGGACATCGTGGATTATTCATGGGTGGAGGTCCATCCGTTTCAGATACCATAGACTACATAAGTATATCAACACTCGGTAATGCACAAGACTTTGGCAATCTATCTCAAGCAAGATGGACAGGGGGATCCGCAGCATCATCAACTCGTGCCGTAGCTGCTGGAGGTGAGACTGGTTCAATAGTTAATACAATAGATTTTGGTACTTTTGCATCCACTGGAAATTTTTCAGATTTTGGTGATTTGGCTACAGGAATGGGACAAGGTGTTGGTGGAGCATCATCTTCTACAAGAGGTGTCTTTTTTGGAGGAGGAGCTCCATCGAAATCAAATGTAATTCAATATATCAGTATTGCATCAGAAGGAAATTCAGTTGATTATGGTGATTTAAGTTATACTGCAGATGCACAAACAGAGGGAATTTGTGGGTCACCGATTCGTGGAATTGCTGCTGGCGGTAATACTGGTTCAAAAATTAATAATATATCGTATATAACACTAACAACTCTAGGAAATGCAGTAGACTTTGGAGATTTAACACTTGCCAGAGGAACTGCTGGATCGGGATCAAATGCCACAAGAGGTATTTTTGCCGGAGGAGAACCGACCACTAATATTATAGACTTTATTACTATATCAACAACAGGAAATGCACAAGATTTTGGTGATTTACAGACTGCTAGTTTCAGTAGAGCTGGAGTTTCTTCACCAACCCGTGCTTGTTTTGGTGGTGGTGGAACTCCAACTGTTGTTAATACTATTGATTTTATAACTATTCCAACCACAGGAAATGCATCAGATTTTGGTGATTTGACAAGAACTAACAGAGGTATGATGTCTTGCTCTAACGGTCACGGAGGGTTATAATTATGTCAGAATTTAAGGCTTCAGGTTTTAGTGATGAATTTGGTAGTAGCGGTCCAAATATTGTAGGACTTACAACATTTACATCACCATATTATTTCGTTCCACCATCAGGATCAACAGCAGAAAGACCCAGTAGTCCTCCACCAGGGATGTTGAGGTTTAATACTGATATTGGAAGACTTGAAGTATGGAGAAACGACCACTGGGCAACGATACTTGGTGAGTCTCCTAATCTTGGTAATAATAATGTATCAAACTCTGCTGGTGGAACAGGAGTTCGTGCGGTATTTGCAGGTGGATATACACCAACTATAGTTGATACAATAGATTATATTTCCATTTCAACTTTAGGAAATGCACAAGATTTTGGTAATCAAACTTCAGTATATAGAAGTTCTGGTCAGTGTGCATCAAGAACTAGAGGACTTATTGCTGGTGGATATACACCAGGACAAAGAGATGCTATAGAGAAGATTACAATTGCATCAACTGGAAATGCAGTTGATACTGGGGGAGACTTAACTGTAGCTAGGCATAATATAGGTGCATGTTCTAATCAAACAAGGGGTATTTTTAGTGGAGGAGTAAATCCATCTTCACAAGATACTGTTGATTATGTAGAAATTGCATCAGACGGAGATGCTGTTGATTTTGGTAATTTGATAGTAGCAATTCAGGGAACATCAAACTTTGCATCATCTATTCGTGGATTAGCAATGGGTGGAACAGGTGACGCCACCAATGTTATTCAATATGTAACTCTTTCAACAACAGGAAATACACAGGACTTTGGAGATTTGACGGCTGAAGGAAACTGTGCAGGAGCATCCTCAAATGCAACAAGGGGAGTTTATGCAGGGAGAAGTGGCACTAATAATGCGATTGATTTTATGACAATTGCAACCACAGGAAATGCACAAGACTTTGGTGATTTAACTGAAGCAAGAACTGGAACTTCTGCTGCTGCAAGTCCTACAAGAGGAGTATTTGCTGGTGGTCAGAAACCAGGTGGTAAACGTAATACGATTGATTATATTGAATTTGCCACCACTGGAAATGCAACAGATTTTGGAGATTTAACTCAAGCAAGATCATATGGTTATGGTGCAATATCTAATGGTCATGGAGGTTTATAATCATGTCAAGACTTAATGTAAGCAATCTTTTTAACGAGAACGAAGATGGAGCACCAGTAGTATCTGGCATCTCTACATTCTCATCACCAAACTATTTTGTTCCACCATCAGGTTCAACAGCACAGAGACCTTCAAGTCCCGGAGAAGGGATGATAAGGTTTAATACTGATAGTGGTCACCTTGAGTATTACACAGGTGAACTTTGGGTTGATGTGATTACTAATAACAACGAACTTGGAGATCAAAATAATACAAACTCTTCCGGTGGAACAGGAGCTCGTGGATTGTTTGGTGGTGGATATGCTGCACCAGCAAATCAAGATGTAATTGATTATGTTACTATCTCTACTCTTGGAAACGCACAGGACTTTGGAAATCTAACAGTAGCAAGATATGCTGCTGCAGCTAATGCGGATAGAACTAGAGGTTTATGGGGAGGACAAAATCCAACAAATGATGTAATAGATTATGTAACAATTTCGTCAACAGGAAATGCACAAGATTTTGGAAATTTGAGTGTAGGTAGAAGAGGTGCTGGATCCGCTGCTAATTCAACGAGAGCACTATTTGGTGGTGGAGTTGCAAGTCCAACTAAAGTAAATACAATTGATTATGTTACAATTCAATCAACAGGTAATGCAGTTGATTTTGGAGATCTAATTGCAGCAACTAATAATGTTGGAACATGCCAATCACCAGTTCGTGCCATATTTGCCGGAGGTTCTACACCAGCAGAGGATTCTACAATTCAATATGTAACCACATCTACTACCGGAAATGCACAAGACTTTGGAGATTTGGTGCAGAATCAATTTGATGCGATTGGATGTGGTAATGCGACAAGAGGAGTACATGGAGGAGGATTAACACCATCAAAAGTTAGTACAATACAATTTATTACCATTGCAACATTAGGAAATGCACAAGACTTTGGTGATTTAACAAGAACCATGCAACACGGAAACTCAACCTCTTCACCTATAAGAGGTTTATGGGCTGGTGGTGCAGCACCAAACGATGATACTATTGATTTTGTAACAATACAAACAACCGGTAATGCAGTAGATTTTGGCAATTTGACAGTTGCAAGATGGAGCGGAGAAGGTGGTTGTTCCAACGGTCACGGAGGTCTCTAAATATAACTATGGAGAGTAATATCTGATGACGATTAAACCAGGAGCATTTAGATTTAATACCGACTCCATGAAGCTGGAGATCTTTCGTGGTAGTGCAAACTATGAAGGAACTGCTTCAATGGCAGGAATCGGCACACTTGCTGCTGGTCAGTGGGAAGAAATAGAAGCAACATCACCAGAGGTTCAGACTGGTGGAACTCGTGGATTGTATGCAGGTGGTTTTGGAACATCGCCTCATCCAAGATATGATGACATTCAATATATACAGATTAACACTACTGGTAATGCAGTAGATTTTGGAACTTTATCTGGAAGTGGAGCAGTATATGGTAATGCTGGATTCTCTAGTAGAACAAGAGCAATGTGGGCAGGAGGACTTACTCCATCTACACTTGCTTCTATTGATACTTGTGCCATAGCAAGTGGTGGCAATACAACAGATTTTGGTGATATACCCACTGGTAGGTATTATCCTGTTGGTATGAGTAATTCAACTAGGGGTCTTATAGCTGGTGGTTTTACTGGACCATCACCTTTAACTGCAAGTATAGAATATGTCACTATTGCAGCAACAGGTGCTGGAAAAGATTTTGGCGATCTTACTGAGGCAGTGAGATCTCAATCATCATTTAATTCACCCACTCGTGGATTTGCAATGGGAGGATATATAAGTGATATCAAAGACTATATTCAATTTGTTACCATATCAACTCTTGGAAATACTGCAGATTTTGGTAATTTAAATGTTGCAAAATATTATGCTGCCGGATGTTCAAATGCAGTGAGAGGTTTGAATGGTGGTGGTAATGCCGGATCAAGTACAAATGCCATTGAATATGTGACGATGAGTACTCTTGGTAATGGAACTGATTTTGGTGACTTAACTACAGCAAGACATGAGATTGGTGCAGTATCATCACCAACTCGTGGATGTTGGGCAGGATCTTGGGCACCAACACAAACTAATATAATAGATTATGTTCAAATTATGACAACCGGCAATGCAATTGATTTTGGTGACCTGATAAACCCAACTCTTTTACAAGAAATGGGATGCTCTAATGGTCACGGAGGTTTATAATGTCAGAATTTAGAATAGATCAAATCAAAAGTCAAGATGCATCCAGAGGACCAGATATTGCAGGTATCACTACCTTCACTGGAACTTCTGGTATTGTGATGCCTTCTGGTGATACTGCTTATCGTGGTGGTAGAGGTCGTGGTGTTTTTGGTGGGGGAGATCCATCTACTGATAGAATTGAGTATATAACAATTTCTACACTAGGAAATGCAACTGATTTTGGCAATTTATCTGCAGCAAGGAAAGCTCCGAGTGCTTGTTCCTCTAGTACTCGTGGTGTCTTTGGTGGTGGTGCTGTTCCAAGTAGATTAAACATAATAGAATTTGTAACTATATCATCAACAGGTAATGCATTTGATTTTGGTGATTTGACTGGAGTAAGAAAAGAATTTCCTGCTTGTTCCTCTAGTACTCGTGGGGTCTTTGGTGGTGGTGAGGATGCAACAGCTAAAGTAAAAATAATAGATTATATTACCATTGCATCAAAAGGAAATGCTGCATACTTTGGTGACTTAACTCAAATAAGAAGTAATCTTGGTGCTTGTTCCTCTAGTACTCGTGGTGTCTTTGGTGGTGGTCAAGATCCTGGAGCAACTAATCAAAACACAATAGATTTTATCACCATAGCATCATTAGGAAATGCAGCAGACTTTGGAGATTTAACTCAAGTAAGATATGGAGTTTCTGCTTGTTCTTCATCAACTCGTGGTGTTTTTGCTGGTGGAGTCTCGGCCCCAGCCAGAGTTAATACAATGGATTATGTCACTATTGCATCAAAAGGAAATGCACAAGACTTTGGTGATTTGACATTAGCAAGATATTATCCTGGTGCTTGTTCCTCTAGTACTCGTGGTGTCTGGGGTGGTGGTGATACTCCAAGTGATAGTGATGTAATTGATTATGTCGCCATTGCATCTATTGGTAATGCAGTTGACTTTGGAGATTTAATTGAAGCAGGAAGAGAAGTTGGTGCATGTTCTGATTCACACGGAGGTCTAGGATAATGGCACACGGAGAAAACGCACCAGGTAATATAACTCCAGGAGCAATCAGATTCAACACGGACTCTATGAAACTAGAGTATTTCCGTATTGGAATGGAAGGTGGAAGCACAAGTTCTTATGCTGGCATTGGAACCATGGCAGCAGGAGAATGGGTTCAACTCACAACTGATTCACCAGATATTCAGACTGGTGGAACTCGTGGTGTAATTGTATGTGGAAGAGATCAAACTGGTATTGATTATGTTAATATGAGTTCCACTGGCGATGCAATTTCTTTTGGAACTGCAACATCCGATTATGAGGGATTTGCTCTGGCATCAAGAACAAGAGGTGTATTCGGAGGAAATTTACCTCATTATTCAACGAACCTGAAGTACATCACCATATCATCAACAGGTAATGACACCACATTTGGTGATATGACCACTGCCAGAAGAAGTATGGGCAGTTGTGCAAATTCCACTCGTGGTGTTCTTATGGGTGGTCTTGCACCTCAATCTCCCAATTATAAAGGATCAAATGTAATCGACTACATAACCATTGCATCAACAGGAGATGCTGTTGATTTTGGTGATTTATATACTGGTGCAGGAAATCATACAGGTGGTGGATGGGCTTCATCAACAAGAGGTATTCACCTATGTGGAAACACAGGTACAACTCCCAGTATTAGCAGCATTAATACAATTCAATATATTACAATATCCACATTAGGAAATTCTGCGGACTTTGGAGATGCACAATCTACCACTTCAAATAGAGGTTCATCTTCCAATTCTGTAAGAGGTATTCATGGAGATGGTGGATCTCCTGTTGGATCTTTAAGTTATGGAACAATTGCCACCCTTGGAAATGCAATAGATTTTGGTGATTTAACCTATGATGCAGCATATTCAACATCAGCAGCATCATCGACTCGTTCAATTTTTGCTGGCGGAGGAACACCAAATGTTGATACAATTGCTTATGTACAGATTATGAGTTTAGGTGATGCAGTTGACTTTGGTAATTTGACCAGTGCAAGAAGACTTTCTATGGGCATTTCTAATGGTCACGGTGGATTGGGATAAATACTGTGAGATACTATAGTCGGAGTAACTAATGGGATACGGTGGCGGCGGTGGCGGCGGCGGCGGTGGCGGTGGATCAGGAGGAGGATCAGGTGCTTCTGGTGGGTCTGGATATCGCCGTGTAAGTGATGATAGAACCGCAAACCTAAAAGTAGATAATATAACAAGCAGAGATGGAAAGAGAGGAACAGATGTTGATGGTATTGTAGAAGTAAATTCCACGGCACACTTCATTCCTCCAAGTGGAACTACGGCAGAGAGAGGTAGTAGAGGTCGTGGAATGTGGGGTGGAGGATTTGGTCCTTCACAATTTAATACTATTGATTACGTAACAATTGCAACAACAGGAGATGCAACCGATTTTGGCGATTTAACTAGAGCAAACGATTATGTTTCTGGTCTTGCTTCTTCTGTGCGTGGAGTTTGGTGTGGAGGAAATGCTCCAGGTGATACTTCTCAAAATACAATTGATTATGTAACAATTTCTGCAACTGGAAATGCATTTGATTTTGGAGATTTAAGTTCAGCAGAGCACGGAGTCGGTACAGTATCAAATGACACTAGAGGATTGGCCGGAGGAGGTTACGACCAGTCCAATTATAGAAGCACCATTGATCAAATTACAATTTCTACATTAGGGAATGCATTCTTCTTTGGTGATCTGGTCACTGCTTGTAATAATTTCTCCAATGCAGCAAGTTCAACCAGAGGTATTTGGATAAACTATTATGCTCCATCACCTGGAACATATAACAATACCATGCAATACGTGACCATTTCCACGATGGGAAATGCACAAGATTTTGGAGATGCTGGTATAAATGGGGCAACTGATGCTAACGGTGCATCGAATTCTGTAAGAGGTGTATTTGGTGGTGGAGATTATCCGGGAGTTCCCTTTAATGCAGCAATAGATTACATCACAATCGCATCTCTTGGAGATTCACTAGATTTTGGCGATTTGACTGTAGGAAGAGGACAAGTAGGTGCGTTTTCTTCACCCTCTCGTTGTTGTTGGGCAGGGGGAGAATCACCATCATTAAGTGATGTCATTGATTATGTGACTATCGCAACTCTTGGTGATGCAACCGACTTTGGAAATTTAACTGCCGCAAGAAGAAGATTAAAAAATGGTTGTTCTGATTCACATGGTGGTCTTGGATAAATAATCGTATGAGATATTAACCGATGTCAGACATTAAGGTAAACAATATACAAAGTTTGAGTGGAACTAATGGTCCTGTAATTTCTGGCACCGTTGAGATGAACTCTACTGGTGCAATGGCACTACCAAGAGGTGATACTGCTTATCGTGGTGGTAGAGGAACTGGTATCTTTGTCGGTGGTAGAACATCACCAGGACTCAAAGAGAGAATGGATAAATTTACCATCTCTACTTTAGGAAATGGTCTCGACTTTGGCAATTTAACAACAACCACTGCAGAATTTGGTGGTTGTGCATCATCCACTCGTGGCATCTTCATGGGTGGAGAGACATTTCCAACTAACATTAACACCATACAATATCTTACAATATCTCAACTTGGAAATACTTTTGACTTTGGTGATTTAACCAGACAAAAAAGAGGAACTGCTTGTCTTTCTGATAACACCAGAGGTATTTGTGTGGGAGGGAATATTGCTCCCACTGTTACAGCTTTTCGTGAGATGGAGTTTATAACTATAAACAGTCTTGGTAATGCAACTACTTTTGGAGATGCATCAGCAACCTTTGCTTATGGCATGTCGAATGCATCAACAACTAGAGGTATTATTGCTTTATCAAATTCTCCATATGCATCTCCATACCCTGCAGTTAATACAATAGAGTATATAACAATATCAACTGAAGGTAATACAAAGGACTTTGGGGATTTGACAGACGCGAGAAAAGAAGGTGCTTCCGCATCCAATTCTACGAGGGGATTATTTTTTGGTGGAGCAAATCCATCTAATACTAATATCATTGATCATATAACGATCGCAAGTCTTGGTGATGCAATAGATTTTGGTGATTGTATTAGTGGATGTACTTTAGGATCAGCATGTTCATCACCAACCAGAGCAATTTTTGGTGATATGACATCTGATGGCGATTCTATTTCTTATGTAACTATAAACACTCTTGGAGATGCACAGGATTTTGGTGACTTAGATCTTGCAAGAAACCAAACTGCTGCTTGTTCTGATTCACATGGAGGTCTAGGCTAATGGGATATGGTGGCGGCGGCGGAGGCGGAGGCGGTGGCAGCTCCGGTGGTTCAGGTGGTGGTAGCGGAAGTTATACCACAGTAGGAGGTGGAAGTGCCTTTGGTGATGTTTCTGGACAAGAATTACCATCATACAATCAAGCACCCGCAGGATCAATCAGATTTAATACTGACTCCAAGAAATTAGAAGTTTATATACTCGGGCCCGTTGGATTTGGAACAACTCCCAACGGAATATGGATGGAAGTTGATAGTTGGTCACCAGAGTTACAGACTGGTGGAACTCGTGGACTCTTCTCTGGTGGAGAAACTCCAAATACGAATACAATTGATTATATAACTATTCAGTCAACAGGAGATGCAATTAATTTTGGTGATGCACAAAGCAGTGGTGTTCACTTACAAGCAGGAGTTTCTGACAGAACCAGAGCGTGTTTCGGAGGTGGAAGAACTCCAACAGTATTAGATACAATTGATTTTGTTACTATTGCATCAACTGGAAATGCAGCAGATTTTGGTAATTTATCACAAGCAAGAATGTCTGCTGGCGGTGCTTCAAATTCAACCAGAGGTCTTTTTATTGCTGGTTATACTACTACTAATGTTGATACTATTGATTATATAACTATTCAGTCAACAGGAAATGCACAAGACTTTGGTAATGCTTCAAATGTTGGCGGGAAATCTGCTTGTCAGTCTTCAACAAGGGCAGTATTTGGTGGAGCAACTCTTGAATTTATAATGATATCTACATTAGGTAATGCATCAGAATTTGGCGATGTGTTTGCATCTGGTGGTGGAGCTTGTTCAAATTCTGTTAGGGGACTTTTCGGGGGTGCAGGTCCTAATGTTAATACTATTGAGTATATTACTATTGCAACATTAGGAGATGCAGTTGATTTTGGTGATTTAACTGTTGGAGGTGGTGAAATGAAGGCTACATCATCACCAACTCGTGGAGTCTGGGCTGGTGGTAATCGTCCAACACCGAGTAGAACAGATACAATTGATTATGTTCAGATTATGAGCACTGGAAATGCAATAGATTTTGGTAATTTGACACAATCAAGGAGTGGTGCTGGATCTGCATCTAACGGTCACGGTGGATTGTAATTACCAAGCCCAAGATACAGCAGAATAACGCTTACCTTTAGTTGCTTCCTTCACACCATGAGGGAATAAGAAGAGAGACGGGAACATAATAATATCACCCTTACCCAGGGGCACAACATAATCATCCCAGAAGAATAGTTCTGCACCTTCATAGTCATCATTCAGGTTAAGAATGAATGAAAGGACAGGAATACCTTTCTCATTACCATCAAACAGTGAATGGATATGGTCATGGTGCTGACGCATAATCTGTCCTGGTGCATAACGATTAAAACGAATTGAACTGAACTTATTCATAATCTGCTGAGTTCTTTCGCAGTTAAATGAATAGATTGCATTATATGCTGACCCTGCCTGAATCATAAAAGGTGTGAGTAGTTGTTGATGCTCACCAGTAATGTTCTGCACATCCAGTTCCATTGTCTCTTCAGAACCGAATGAGTTGGCAACATTATTATACCAAGTATGAGGACGCCATTCATTCTTTTCAATCTCTTCTACGAGATAATCACACAGATTAGCAGGAATAATACCCTTCTCAACGTGAATCAAGTCACGCAGTTGAGTATCATACTTATTCATTGCGATCATTTGTGGTGTTACAGTCATTTTACTACCTCCAGTGGTCTTGCTTGTTCACATTTACGACAGAAATCTTGTTGAAACCTCAGTTTTTGAGTTTCATATGCCTCAGAACTTAGAAGTTCTTTCAGCGGTGTATCATTTATATTACCACAACTATACTCTTGGTGGTAATCATGGCAGCAATAGAATACATTACCTTTGATACCAAAATATAGATTATCAAAGTATCCTGCATTACATCGTGTTGGTTGATCACCCCAGTCAATTGCACCTGTGGGTAGTTTTTGTGTTTCACACTCTGCACCCTCAAGTGTTCCAGCCCTATCAATCAATCCGGTCATACTAAAGTTAATACCAGGAGGACATCTTTGGAACTTCTGATATACCTTCATGAACTCTTCTTTATGACTTGCACTACCATCACCATTCACAATCACTGTGATGGGAAAGTTAAGTCTCTGTGAGTTCTCAAACAGATACATCAACTGATAATACATCCGATACATTACAGCAGTAGATGCACCTGTAATATCCTTCCACTTCTTCTCATCCAGTGTTGGAATATTGAGACGAAACTGTTTAATTCGTTGTGGATTCTCAATCAACCAATCAGTCAATTCAGTTGTAACCATACTACCATTAGAGATATGTTCATAATTAAATCCCATATCAGTCATCAATTGCAACTTATCCTTAAACCCATCATCAAGATTGGGTTCATTATATGTGGCAAATGAGACATCATTCAGTTCCCATGGTGTATAGACAGAACGAATTTCTGTAAGGATCTTACGAAACTGCTCTATGGTCATACACTCTTTTGGTGCAGGTTTATCATAAGCATTAGGACAGAACCAACACTTATAGTTGCAATGAGTATTATTTTCTATCTGTGCGATTCTATATCCAAACCCATGAAACTCTGGGAGTGGACGTGCTAGTGCGGAACTCATACGCAGCGATCAAGTGGAAGATAGGTCAGTGAATTGATGTCACCAAGACTACCCTTGACCCAAGTATTAAAGGACAAACTAATACGTTCAGTCTCTGATTGATTAGCAGGAACACTATGAGTGAGATTACTTGGGAAGATAATCAACTCTCCCATCTTCATGGGTAGTAAGAATGTTGCGCTATTAAAGTTGTTATACTTATCGTTAGACAGACTAATATCTCTTTGTGATCTACTACGAAACTGAATTGGTGGTAGTTGTTCATTGATGACAGGATACCAGACACCACTAATCATACTATTAGGATGAACATGTTCGTGGTGCGATTCACCCTTACCAGACTTATTAATCCATGATTGAGTAATCACCACCTCATCTTTAGAACTCATGACTTCACGAGCAAACTTAAAAATCTTAGACTTAATGAACTCCCTGATGTTAGAGAGTTCAGGTTTATCTAATACAAAAGTATCTTCTGACTGTCGGTTATAGTGTATCTTATTACCTGCATCTCCACCCTTGTTTTCTCTACGACAGGGCAAGTTACGAATATATTCTAACTCTTTCTCGTAGGGAACAGGATATTGTGCGATGAGAACTGGTGTTGGAAATAACGAAAGCAATTCGTCTTGTGATTGTTGTTGTTGTGGTTGCTGCTGAGGTTTTTTGCCCGTCAGATCATCAAAACTTATTGACATTTTTAATCTTCTAGATGTGTTCAACTCTATCATATTTAACCATGCACGTCAATCGTGCTTGACACGAAATCAAAATTACTTTATAATATCAAAGTGTTCAGCATCCTTGTAACTTTGGGACTGAAGACCCTTTCTGTGGTGGGAAAGGTAAATTGGTGATATACTAAGGGGGGAAAGAATTTCTTCCCTTTTTTTATCTTATAAATTAATTTGTAATCCCTTATATAAGTATGAATTTCACGATATATTCTAAAAACAACTGTCCATACTGCGAGAAAATTAAAAAAGTTTTAGAATTGACAAAAAGTGAGTTTGTGGTCTATACTTTAGGAGAAGATTTTGATCGGGAATCATTTTTTGATAAGTTTGAAGAAGATTCTACTTTTCCACAGGTCTTATGTGATGATAAAAAATTAGGAGGTTGTGTTGACACCATTAAATTCCTCCGGGAAAACAAAGTCATCTGATTCTCCACTAAATAAAGACACTCATCAAGTTAATCGTGGTATTGAGTTTATACTAAACAGGAGAAGAAAAAGTCTAAACAAACAAATTAGTTCTGAGGTAAGATACATGTTAGCAGTAAGTTTAGTCTTTGGTTCATTTCTGACCGTTTTGTTTCTAATACTAGGACTTGTGGTTGGTTGGACTGCTAGAGAATATATGATGAACTATCGGGAAGTACCCAGACCTCACCCCGAAATGTTTGATGAACAGGGCAACCTGATTCCAGATGAGGTCATAGCATTTAATTTTGAAAACTATCATGACGACAGCGAAGAAGATGACAACAACGACTAAGGCAAAGACAACCACTAAAAAGAAGACAACTTCATTTGTAGTGGATAATCTTCCAAGAAATCCACTAACATTTGAAGTTTTTGACTTGGTATCTCGTTCAAGAACAAAGGCAAAGAAGATTGAAGTATTGAAAAAGTATAATGATCCTTCACTGAGAAGACTCTTTGTCTGGAACTTTGATGAATCTATCGTCTCTGTTCTTCCTGATGGACCTGTTCCTTATGTTGGATACGATCAGCAAAATACTTATTCGGGAACTTTGTCAACTAAAATTGATCATGACATTCGTACAATGTATGAATCTGGAAATTTCTCCTTAGGTATTAGTGATCAGCAAGGACATACAACTATTCGTAGAGAATCAAAACACTTCTATCACTTTGTTAAGGGTGGAAATAGCGGAATTAATGCAATTCGTCGTGAAACAATGTTTATCAATATTCTACAAGGACTACATCCACTTGAAGCAGAAATTCTAACTCTTGTTAAAGATAAACAATTAGAAACTAAGTATAAAATTTCAAGAGATGTTGTTTCTGCAGCATATTCTGATATTATTTGGGGAGATCGCACATGACATCTGCAGTAGAAGAAAAACAAACAACGCCAGAGGCAGGAAAGGAAATGATTTCAATTAAAGAATCTGATTATGGATGTCAGATTCTTTTAGAAAAAACTACTATTGAAAAAGCAAAAGACAAGAGTTTTCCTACCGATGCTAAATTAATTTGGTATGTTGTTGATGGAGTAACGTGTATAGATCTTACTCGTTGTGGAAAGGACTCCAGACTTTTTGATATGTACTATGATAAGTATGGCAAAGGTGCCATTCAGAAGATTGATTTTGGATACGGTGGAGTCAATCCAAAGAGTTGGGGATATGAACCACCCAAACCAAAGAAGAAAAAATAACTATTTGTCTTAATACCAAGACACTTGACTAAATAAGGTATGAGGTCTATAATAAGACCTAACGTTCATCCCACTCTAGGGTGGGACGCAAGTAAGTCGCGGAACGGAGCCGTTCATCCCATGCTAGAACTATTATTCTATACAACACTCTCATGCACTCAAACTGATGCTATCATGCTGAAGATTGAGAACAATGTTAACCTTAGTAATCATCTTAAGGTTGAGTTAGTTGAGACCCTCAAGGACTCAGCACCAGAATGTGAGTGGTATTGGGACGCAAACGACTAAAGGAACGGACCTAAAAATCCAACTACTTTAGGAGTAACAACATGAACACACTAAACATGATTCGCAAGCAGATCAACAAAGTATCTGCACTGCACGACGCACAAATCACTCACACCTCATATCGTGGTGTCGAGTATGATACTCGTTGTGTAGAATCAAAAGAAACGCACGGTACATTCTGTTATCGTGGTCGTATCTACAACAAGTGAGTCACTTACGTTAAAATTGTTAGGGGGGGTTGACTAACCCCCCTTTTTTATGTAAAATACCTATAACCATATACAATTTTATGGAAAAGGATAAATTAAAACTAATTGTCCGGAATTTAGAATTGTTAATCGATGCTCTAAAATCCGAAGTATATTCTGACAGGGAATCATATGTTTCCAAACAGGAAAACTTTGATGACCCAGTTTCTAATTATATTACAGACTATGATGAAATTTTTGAGGACGATGATAGATGAGAACTAAACAATTGATTAAAAATCTTAAGAGTGCAATTTCTCAAAATTATTTGTATAGTAGTGATGAGCTTAAATACATGCAAGAACAACTTAATCAACTGGAACTATCAGTAAAAAGAACTCCAAGAACAAAACCTAAAGGATTTGGTGAAAAATGACTGTTAAACTTATAAGTGTCACCCCTGATGCAGAACAGACCATGGCATATATTGCTAGGGTCTCTAATCCATCAAATCAGAATAATGAAAAGTATTCTGGTCTCCTAAAATACTGTATCAAACACAATCATTGGTCCGTGTTTGAGCAATCAACAATGACTCTGGAAATTGAGACTACTCGTGCCATTGCAGCTCAGATTTTAAGGCATCGTAGTTTCACATATCAAGAATTTTCACAACGATATGCTGATTCTTCAATGCTATCAAAGAAAATTGCTTTGCCAGAACTACGTCGTCAAGATGATAAGAATCGTCAAAACTCTATTGATGACTTAGATCCTTTTATAGTCCAGAAACTAGAACTTCAGATGCAAACTCTGTTTGATTCATCTATGGCACTCTATCAACAAATGCTTGCATCTGGAGTTGCAAAAGAATGTGCTCGTATGGTGCTTCCATTATGTACGCCTACCAGAATCTACATGACCGGCTCATGTAGGTCGTGGATCCATTATATCACTCTGAGGTCCGCACACGGCACTCAGAAGGAGCATATGGACATCGCAGAAGCATGTAGAGAAATCTTTATTGAACAGTTTCCTGCTGTTTCTGAATCCCTTGAATGGGTCTAAATATTTTTATATTGAATTTTTAACAATGGCAACATATCCTGTAGTTAACAAAGAATCAGGTGAACAGAAAGAAGTAATTCTCAGTGTCCATGATTGGCCTCAATGGTGTGATGATAATCCTGATTGGAAAAGAGATTGGTCTGACCCATCAACATGTCCTGGTGCAGGAGAAGTTGGTGAATGGAAAGATAAATTAGTTGCTAAAAACCCCGGATGGAATGATGTCCTTGCAAAAGCATCCAAAGCACCCGGATCAAGAGTAAAGAAGATTTAGTATGCCTAGAAGAAAAAAGACTTCAGAAGAATCTATTGGAGTAGGTATGACTTCAATGAGAATGAAAAAGAAGAAACCTTTGAGTGCCAATTATTTGGTTGATATTAAACCTCTTACTGATAATCAACAAAGGTTGTTTGATTCATATAATGATGACAAACATTTAGTCGCATATGGATGTGCCGGTACAGGTAAGACTTTTATTACTCTTTTCAATGCATTGAAAGATGTTCTGGACGAGAATACTCCATATGAAAATGTGTATATCGTCAGATCTCTGATTGCCACTCGCGAGATTGGATTTCTGCCGGGAGATCATGAGGACAAGTCTTCTCTTTATCAGATTCCATACAAATCTATGGTGAAGTATATGTTCCAGATGACATCTGATGTGGATTTTGAAATGCTGTATGGCAATCTCAAAGCACAAGAGACCATCAAATTTTGGAGCACTTCTTTCTTAAGAGGAACAACTCTCGATAATGCAATCATTATCGTCGATGAATTCCAAAACTTGAATTTTCATGAACTTGATAGTATAATTACTCGTATTGGTGAAAACAGTAAAATTTGTTTCTGTGGTGATGCCAGACAATCAGATTTGACAAAAACCAATGATCGTAATGGTATTATGGATTTTATGAGTATTTTGAGAAAGATGCCTTCTTTTGATGTTATTGAGTTTCAAATAGAAGACATTGTTCGTTCAGGTTTAGTTCGAGAATACATCGTCGCAAAAATAGAAGCAGGTTTGTAATGTTTAATCATGTTGATTTGAATCTCCCTCAACTTGAGAGGGAGACCATTGATGGAGTCAGATATTATTCTGTTCCTGATGAAAAAGAACTTTTAAAACTAGTTTCTATCACTTCGGTGACTAGTCATTTTAATAAAGAAATCTTTGTTAAGTGGCGTAAGAAAGTTGGTGATGAAGAGGCAAATCGAGTCACAAAGGCTGCAACTGGTCGTGGCACGGATATGCATACACTTGTAGAGTATCATCTCAAGAACGAAGATCTCCCTAAAGTTCGTCCTATTTCTGAGTTTCTATTTAAGATTTCTAAAGGAACTTTAAGAAACATTGACAATATTCATGCTCTAGAAACTTCCCTATATAGTAAGCAGTTGGGAATTGCAGGAACCGTCGATTGTATTGCAGAATATGATGGTGAGTTAGCAATAATTGACTTCAAGACTTCTAAGAAACCGAAACCAAGAAATTGGATCGAAAACTATTTTGTCCAATGTGCGGCATATGCATGTATGCTGTATGAAATGACTGGTATTCCAGTCAAAAAATTTGTAATCATTATGGCTTGTGAAAATGGAGAATGCGTCGTCTACGAAGAACGAGACAAATCAAAGTACATCAAACTTCTTACCGAATACATTAGAAAGTTTGTTACAGATAAATTGGAACTCTATGGAACCGAATAAAGAACTAGAGAAAGCGTTAGAAAGCAAATTTCTGACACCATCTAAGTTTTCTATGGAGATAGAAACCATAGTAGCAAAGGAAGGTATGAATTACATTGATGCCATTTGCTACTATTGCGAAATTAATAATATTGAGGTAGACTCAGTAACAAAATTAATTTCAAAACCACTGAAAGAAAGATTAAAGTATGATGCTATTAGTCTTAATTTCATGAAGAAAACTTCAAGAGCAAAACTTCCGATATGATTTCTCATGATGAACTCCTACATCTTAAGATGCAGGCAGCAATAAGGGAACATAATATTCCCAAAACCGAGATCAAATATATTGGTCCCGGTGAAGGAACACACTGGTATCTAATTGCCAATAAGCACAGTGTTCCTGTTAATATGATTGAAGAATTTGAAAGAGTAGATGATGTTGAAAGTGACTCCGTTTGAAACATACCAGCATTATCTTTCATTAAAGAATCATTTTACAAATCCAAAATATGATTTCTTTAAGTATGGTGCCAAAACCCGTGCTTCAATGGCATCATTTAATAAAAGGAAGGATAAGTATTGGTTTGAAAAAACTTCCCGTAAGTATTCTAATAAAGAAATCGTTAATTTCCTTGTATCTAATTTTGTTTCCACCGACAACCCACAAAACCTATGGATTGGAGAAATTATCAATTCTGGCGAAAGAAAGTACGCCGATTGGATGAAACGTCAGCAGAGTTTGACTTACTTATTCAAAGAACAAAGCAACGAATTACTCTCGGAGAACGACTTGGAGAGTCTATTCGATTGCTCCAAGGGACATCCCAAAATCCTAAAAAAATTTCTAGGAGGGAACATCTCTCTAGAAACTTTAACAATCTACGAAATCATCTTCCATTTTTCAAAAAATTTCGATAAGAAATTAAATGATCCGGTGTGGGAATCCGTCAATTTAAAAATAAAAAAATATACTCCCTTTCTAAATATTAACGTGTTCAACCATAAAAAAATAATAAAGGAGATTCTTGGTAATGGCTCTTAAAAATGATGAAGTTCTTGCTCGTTTGCAGGAACAACTTGTTCAAACAAATGAAGAATTGACTATCTTATCTAATACCCGTTTAAAATTAATGGGTGCTATTGATGTCTTAATGCAAATTGAAAATAGTAAAGTTCAAGAAGAACAAAGTGAAGAACAAGAAGAAAACGTAGAAGAAGGGGAAGAGTAACATGAGTTTTTTTAACTCTGAAATTGTTCAGGAAGAATTAGAAATTATTAATGAATTACAAAGTGAAATATTTGAAGAATTATCATCTTTTCCGACTCTAACTACGCAACAAAAAAACGAACACATTGAAAAAATGACAACATTGTTGGAAAAACAACAACTGATGTACACAAGAGTGTCTCTTTCTGATGATCCACAAGCGATTAAAATGAAAGAAGAATTGCAAAAGTCACTTGTCTTGATGGGATTCCCGCCCAATACCAATGTCAATACATTTTTTGAAACCATGACTCAGACAATTAAAAATCTGAGATTGAAGATTGACTGACTGCAAAATTTTTGCTATAATATCCAAGTAAATCCAATCAATCCAAATTAATCCGAGGTAATCTAAATGTCTTTCGCAGACCTTAAAAAGCAATCCAAACTGGGTTCTTTGACTGCCAAACTGGTCAAAGAAGTCGAAAAAATGAATAATGCAGGTAGTTCAGGTGATGAACGCCTATGGAAACTAGAGTGTGATAAAGGCGGCAATGGTTATGCCGTCATTCGTTTCCTGCCTGCTCCTGAAGGTGAAGACCTTCCATTCGTAAAACTATACTCCCATGCCTTCCAAGGTCCTGGTGGATGGTATATTGAGAACTCTCTGACGACTCTGGGTCAGAAAGATCCTGTATCAGAGTACAATACTTCTCTGTGGAATAATGGCACAGATGCAGGTAAAGAAACCGCACGTAAGCAGAAGCGCAAACTGACTTATGTTGCAAACATCTATGTCGTCAAAGATCCTGCTAATCCTGATAATGAAGGTAGAGTCATGCTCTACAAATTCGGCAAGAAGATCTTTGACAAACTCACTGCTGCAATGCAACCTGAGTTTGAGGACGAGGAAGCAATCGATCCATTTGACTTCTGGCAGGGTGCCAACTTCAAGTTGAAGGCAAAGAACGTTGCCGGTTATCGTAATTATGACTCTTCTGAGTTTGCCCGTCAGGATGCTCTTCTAGACGACGATGACGCAATGGAAGGAATCTGGAAGAAAGAATATTCTCTTGCAGAATTCGTTGGTGCTGATCAATTCAAATCTTATGAAGACTTGAAGAAGCGTCTTGGATATGTTCTAGGCAACTCAGTTCGTCATTCCACAGATGAAGAACTTGAGAATGAAAGTGAAGGTCGCGGTCCTGTACCTTCTTCACTTCCAGAAAATCTTCAGGATGAACTTAACAGTCTAAAACCGACTGCCTCAGTTGAAGAAGATGATGATACACTATCTTACTTTGCTAAACTAGCAGAATAATTACAAGAGGTCTTCGGACCTCTTTTTTTATGGTGAGGTGACTCTAGTATTTTCTGTTCTTACTAGATTCTCATTCACATATTCAGATGATCTAGAGTAAATCATTTCTTGACGCATATCATTAAGGAATTGTTGCAGATATGATTCTTTTAGAAGAAAAATTGACCTCTTGGCATCATTCTTTCTAACTTCATATTCATAGTTAGAGATTCCATTGATTGGAGATATTGTTGCAGTATAAGAGTCAGGATCCGGAATTCTAAAAGTAGAATCAACAACCTTACCTTTGGGCAAAATTAATCTACCATTAGCATCTTTTACTTCTCTAGTTTCATAGTGATGCATATCATTTAATTGAGCACCATAAATCTCTAATGAATAATTATAAATCTGTCTATCTGAGAGTGGCCATTCATTTCTAACATTAATAATACCTGCAGTCATCAGAACAACCCAATCAAGTTCTGCATCACCATATAATTCTTCTGCCACAGTATCAGGTCTTGCACCTTCTACAATCTCATACTTATTGAAGAGAGTAAAGACATTTTGTAAGTCATCACGAAGTTTGCATCTCCTGAAGAGATTCTTGACTCTTAGATAGTTTGAAGATGAATTACTATCAGATAGAAATGACTGATAGTCTAATTCTGGTAGTTCTCTGAAGTATCCCATTTTAGTATCCTACTCCTCCGAATCCTGTGTTCTTTTGTATCATTGTATCTGGACCAGGTGGTCCGATGAAGTTTGGATCAGAATTCTGTTGCATATCACTATCATAATCAATATCATAAATTGGTGCGAGTTCTTTGAATGATAAATTCATTACCATCGAGACTGGTGTTCCATTATCATAAGTTGCATATACACCCTCACCCGTGTAATTTACCGAAACATCTGTCAAGAAGCATTGCTTAAATCTATGTAAGAACTTATGTTCTTCATTTCCTTGCCGATATCTCAATTCAAAAACATTAGGTGTTTTTAAGAATAATCCAGTATTTCCTGCTTTAGCAGCCATACCTCTCTTAAAAAATCTAATTATCTGTTTTATCTCTTCTCCTTCATCTGCACTTCTTGGGGTCATCTTAAATGCAAAACCAAAATTTCTCAGTGATGGTCCACTGAATAGCAATTCCATATTAGGATTGAAGACCTGCCCATTAGATCTTGCCAGTAAACCTTGTAATGTAACATTACCACCAAAGATACTAAGTGCTCGTCCGGTTAATGATTTGGTAACTATATCTATTGCTTGTTCCGCATCTATTGGCGCACCGGCAAATCCTGCCTTAAGATTTTTAAGTAAAGTTGCTTTTGCTGCACTAATTTCTCCGGCATTATTACCCATATTACTAAGAGCACTACTAATTAATGATCCACCATCAGTCATCAAACTTTCTAAAATACCAGATCCGGCACCCACCAGACTATTCATAGAATCATCTGCATAATTAACAGAATTCCTATCCTGAATACCTCCTGGTATTGGTAATAATATAGTTCCTAAGGGTTCTTTATTAGTATTTCTTCTAAATCCTTGGTCCGGGTTTCTAACATATATTGATCGATCTTTATCTTGATCTTTCTTCCCCACAGGAGCATAGGTCATCATATCAATCTGAAGGTAATCGGTCCCAGCCGTAAACATCTTCAGTGGATATCTCAGAACTTGTTTATTGCGACCTTTACCACTACGATTAAAGTTTACGGCTGCCATTACATGACTATTTTCGTTTCCATATTTATTTAGTCACGAATTTCGCATAATTAATATTTTTCAAATCATCAAACTCATCAATATCAACAATATAAAGTTGTCCTGCAAGTTCTGCCCATGTATATGCTCTAGATTGTCTCCAGTGCATGTTAATACCTACGAATCCCCACTGATAAACTCCGGTGCAGGCAATAAGTGGATGTTGATCATATTCAATGTTGAGTGTCTTTGCATTATAAACAAAAGTATAGTAACCACCTGGATCAGGAACAGGAGTCACTGTTCCATTCAGAGCACCCATGATTTCCATCATTTGGTCTTCTGGATCAGTCATTCCGATAATCTTATCTTTAATCTTTTCTATGCGATTCATCTAATACCTAACTCATCCTCTGTTAGAACTTTGAACTCCCATTGTCTATCTTCACAGAATTCTTTTGCTGCTTTCCACTTTGCCTGATTCTTGGCATACTCACAAACTTCATAGACATATCCCTTAGTCTTTCTTTTCTGAACTTTGGGTTCAACGCACTGTTTTTTAGGTTTGATTTCAATCACATATTTTTTAATTTTACCACCTCTTTCTTTAACCTTGATATAAAAGTCAGGAAAATATCTGTGATATCTATTATCAATGGGCGAAACATATGGCAACACAATCTCTTCACTTCCCCATTCTAATATATTTTCATTGGAATCACAATATTTCATAAACTTTAATTCCCACAAAGACCTATAAACAATATTAGTATAATCACCTCTATATTTCTCTGGATTTGATGGACGATATTTTCCCTTATAAGACATCTAAATACTTAATAATGTAATACTCCTGAAAGGTATTTAGAGTGGCAAATAGGACAGTTAAAAAATTTGCGATGAAAGATATGAGAGAATTGGTCGGTGACCTCTCTCAAACAAATTACTATATGGTAAGTTTTTCCACATTGAATTCCACTCTGATGAGTTATATTCAGAAAAGAATTGGTTTCCGAGAAGATGTAAGAAATTTTTTATCTAGAAAAACTGGTCTTCTTTGTTCTGAGGCATCATTGCCAACGAGTTCTCTTGCCACAGGAGAAGTTCGAGATAATTTCATGGGTATTCCTCAGGAGTTTGCTCATACTCGTTTATATACTGATATTGACTTTACATTCTATGTTGATACGAATTATGTCAATTTAAAAATATTTGAATCATGGATGGATTATATTGCCGGGGGATCAGAAGCAGAAATATCAGAATTAGATGATAATTATTATAGAAGAATGAACTATCCTGACAACTATAAAGTTCAGACGATGTTCATCTCAAAGTTTGAAAGAGATTTTAACTCTCAAATAGACTATCAGTTTGTCAATGCATTTCCAAAATTAGTCACAGCAATTCCCGTATCTTATGGTGCGGCAGATTTACTAAAAGTTTCTGTTCAATTTACATATGACCGATACATTGTGAATCCCAAAGGATCTATCAAAAAATCAAACTCAAGTGGATTTAATGATATTGCTCGTGTGGCAAATGATACAACTGCCACCACTACCTCTCTCCCGTCAACTGGATCAACAGCTGCCGATGAATCCTTTGAGGATAATAGAAATAGTTTACTTAACGATTCAACAGGAAACACAGGGGAGCGTTCGGGACTTTCTTTTGAAGTGCCATCGAATGTTCAACTGTCACCTGGGGCGCGAGTAACTAGAATGTTAGCTCTCAATGATAACCAGGCAGCTGTTTTGAAAGCCATTAAGGATGGTAAAATTACTGATGAAAACTTACCACTCACTGCAGATGGTGTTAAACGAGTACTAGAAGGATGGTGACTTTAAATAACCCCGCTAAATAAAATTACTGAAGTGTTATCACAATTACCATGCCTTTACCCAAGATTAATACACCGACTTATGAGTTGGTGTTGCCTTCTACCGGAAAGAAGATTAAATATAGACCTTTCCTTGTAAGAGAAGAAAAAATTCTTATTATGGCAATGGAATCTGAGGACATGAATCAGATTACCAGTGCAATCATTCAAATTATTACTGATTGTATTCTTGCAAAAGATATTAAAGTAGAATCTTTGGCAACTTTTGATATTGAATATCTATTCCTTAATATTCGTGCAAAGTCTGTTGGCGAGACTATAGAAGTGAATATAACATGCCCCGATGATGGTGAAACTCAAGTTGAGGTGTCTATCAATATTGATGACATCAAAGTTAAAAAGACCAGAGGACATAAGAACATCGTCAAACTTGATGATGATATTTCAATGAAACTTAAGTATCCATCACTGGATCAGTTTATTGAAAACAATTTTGAAGTAAATCAAACAAACACCGGAGACATCGGACAATCACTTTCAATGATTTCTTCTTGTATTGAAATGGTCTATAACCAAGAAGAAAGTTGGGAAGCATCTGATTGCACTCAAAAAGAACTCAGTGAGTTTATAGAACAAATGAACACCAAACAGTTCAAACAAATTGAAAAGTTCTTTACTACAATGCCTAAACTATCACATGAGATTGCAGTGAAAAATCCAGAAACTGGTGTTGAATCCGAAGTGCTTCTTGAAGGGTTAGCAGCTTTTTTCAGTTAGGTATGGCTCACACGAATCTTGAGTCATACTTTAAGATTAATTTTGCATTGATTCAGCATCATAAATACTCTTTAACTGAGATTGAAAATATGATTCCTTGGGAGAAGGATATTTATCTAACATTACTTCAGCAACACATTGAAGAAGAAAACCTAAAATCGCAGCAGCAAAATAGTGGAATCTAACTTAGAGCAGCAAACACCGAAACTAACAAAAATAAATGTCACGAATGTCTCATCGGCAGTGTTCGGAAAAGAGGGTCCTGCTCTAGGAAAAGAAAGTAAAATTGGTAAACTTGCTCGTATTGTAAGAACCACTCGTATCAAAGTAAATACAATTGAAAAAATTCTTCCCGAACATCAGGAAGTAATTGGTTCAAATGCAAAAAAAATTAAAATAAATACTGAAAAAATAATAAGTAACGTAAAAAAAACTACTGAAAATACTGAAAAAATAATAAGTAATGTAAAAAAAACTACTAAAAATGCCAAAAAAATAACAAGCATTAAAAATACACTTCAAAATCAAAAAAGTAAAATCGGAGAAAAATTACCAGGCAGTAATAAAGATAATAAAAATAATTTTAACAAAACATTAGTAGAAACTAATAAAATTCTTGTAGAGATTCAAAAGCAACTTGCAAGTGATTTTGCAATGCAAGTTGCAGAACAAAAAGGCGATGAGCAGAAAGAAAAAAAAGAACGTTCTCGTGAAAAATTAAAAGCAGAAGAAAGCGCACTAGAAAAAGGTAGAAAGAGAATTGGTGCTGCACTAGCAAATACTACGAAAAAAGTTCTTTCTCCTTTTAAGGGTATTTTTGATCAGATAAAAGAATTTGTTTTAACTGTTGGTGCAGGTATTGCAGTCAATGCAGCATTTAAATGGTTGAGTGATGAAGAAAACCGAAAGAAGATGGAAGATGCATTTTCATTCATCAAGAATAATTGGAAATGGATAGCAGGTGTGGCTGCCGGATTATTTTTAATGGGTCCTATTATAGGTATCGTCAGTTCAATAATTAGTGTTGGATCCATATTATTTACAATAGGAAGTTTTCTATTTGGTTTACTCGGTGCTCCTGCACTTTTAACATTACTTGGTATTATTACATCAGCAGGTGGAATAGCAATGCTTGCGGATGCTCTTGGTAAGTCTATAAGTGGTGGAGGACAATTTGCAGCATTTGATGAAGCAGCTAGACAAAAATACTTAAGATCTAATAAAACTACTCAATCAGGTGTAGTTATGGGTGATGATGGAAAATCAGTAAAATTTGAAGATATTTTTGGTAATAAAACTCTTATGGGTAGTGTTACGACCGAAAGGGACGCAATAGCAAAAGGTGAAGATCCTGATGAATATGCACGAAAAATGGGTATGGCATTACCATCTCAAGTGAAAGCATACCTTGGGGAAGAAAAATATAATGCAACCATAGAGGCAGTGGATGCTTTTCAAAAAGCCATGCAAGATAAAGATGCAATTAAAAATAGGTATTTTAAAGAGTTAGATAAAGTTGCACCCAAAGGATTGTGGGATCCCACTGGATATTTTAGAATGGTCAACGCTGATGACAACAAAAAAGCTAAAGTTAAAGCATTAGATGAAAAATATAATGTTGAATTAGCACCACTCTTCGAACGACTTGCTGGTACAAGAAGAATGGGTGGTCCTGTAACATCAGGCAAACCTTATTTGGTCGGAGAATCTGGACCAGAACTTTTTATGCCTAGAATTGATGGATCTATTATTGATAATACGAGAACCGAAAAAATATATCAAGTTCTTTCCTCAGGAAAAAGGGGCAAAATAAGAACGATTACATTACCACCAGAAATAATAGAGGGAGCAAAGGCACAGACTCAGATGCCATTATCAATAGGTGAAGCAACAAAAGAACCAACAATTTCAAGTACTAATCCGATGGATGGATCCAGGGTCGCGACTTCTGGGATTTATGGAATAATGGTATAAGAATATGGAAGTAAAAGAACAATCCCAAGAGGTAAAAAAAGAACCTCAGCAATCAGAACAAGCACAATTAAAACAGTTAAAACTTAATGTCACTAACATTAAGAGTATTCTCATAAAGAAAAATCAGAATACGAAGAAAACTGACAAAAAGGAAGATGATCAAGAAAAGAAAAAATTAAGTGTAAAGAAAAAGAAAGAAGAAGAGAAAAAACTAACAGCAGGGACATCATCCCTTAAAAAGATGGCATCATCTGTAAAAGGTGCTCTAGCAAAACCGGGTGGAAGTCTTTTTGATAAGATGATGGATTTTGGATTGATTGTCCTCACAGGAATCTTGGCAAATGCACTTCCGGCAATAAAGAAAAAATTAGAAAATATTTTTACTGCAGTTGGGAAATTTATAACACCAGTCGTTGATACTATTCAAATTTTAATAAATGCAGTGAGTGGTCCTGATGGAAAAGTAAGTCCAGAGTTAGAAGAAAAACAAATTAAGTTTCGTCAAGACATAGAAACAGCAAAAGATAATCTATTGGAGGGAATACGAACTAAGTTAGGACCTCTTGGAGGTCTTGTTGACGCTTTAAAACCTTTAATAGATAATTTAACATCAAAATTTGGTGCTAAATTAAAATTACAAACTGGTGGTGCAACACTTACAATAAATGAAGCAGGTCAAGAGGGTATAACGACTGCGGAAGGAAATTTTGTAAGATCAGATTTCAGTCCAGATCAAAGAAGAAGATATGATAAAGGTGACAGAAAAGCATATGTAATGCCACCGGATATGCCACAAGGTTATACGGAGGAGAATGCTGCTGCTTCTGCTGCTGCAGCTGCTGCAAGCAGAGATGATCATGGTCCCAATGGGGGTAGTTCCGATCCAAAAAGACAAACTTTTGTTTTACCAACAACATCAGGACAAACAACACCTGTTCCCATGAACATAACAGGATTTAATGCTGGAAGTAATGGAAGTAAAAGCACTTTAATATATCTACATTGGACTGCTGGTGACTATGATAGTAATGGTAGTTATCATACAGTTTTTGCAGGTGACGGAACCCGCAAGCCCAATTCTTCATATGATACTCGTGTCGGACATACTGAAGGAAAGAATACTAATGCCGTTGGATTGAGTATTGCTGCGGCAGGTGGCGCAACCGATTTAAATCGTATGGGTAGTCATCCTCCTACTCAGGCACAACTAAATGCCATGACCGCAGAAGCTGCAAGACTAGCAATCGCATGGGGATGGAGTGAATCTGACATCAATAAAAATGTTTGGACTCATGCAGAGGCAGGTTCTGGTTTAGATCCCAGAGGTCTTGCAGCTCACAATGATGATGATGGAGATGGGAAACCTGATAATTATGGTCCTTCAGAATGGGGTGGCAATGTTGCTCGATGGGATTTATATGGTTTAAGAAAAGGAGCAGCAAAGGGTAGTGGTGGACCAGAACTTCGTGATATGATTAGACAACATTATAGAAGATTCAAAAAAGCACAAACAGTTTCGAGAGCAGATCATAATGATGCTCAAATATCACCCATCGGAAACCAAACTATATCGGCAAATGTCATCAGTCAATCTTCTGATGATGAAGAAGGACTACTTGTTGTAGTACAACCCATCGTATATACTACTGCATAATATAATAAAATGGCAAAAGCATCCGCAGCATCAAAATACAGCGAAATAACTCTTACCAAAGATAGAGATGGTGAGGAAATCAAGGTGCAATTAGAAGGAAAAACTTTAGAATTTAATTACTATGAAAGTATAATGTCTCCAAATATAACTGCAAACATGGTAATTATGGATACGGGATATTCTGCACGATATAATAAAAAATATGATAAGCAGGAAAGAGTTGGATCAATTTATAATGCACTTCCCCTCACGGGAAATGAAAAATTAAAATTTAGGATTGAATCATCTCTTGGCGAACTTGATTTTGTTAACAGACCTTTATTTGTAAATGGCAGCACAAGTCCGGATCAAAATTCTCAAAGAGAAGCAATTTTATTGAGTCTTTTTTCTGAGGGAGCAAAACTCAATTCAGAATCCACCGCAATGAAAAAATACCAGGGTAATATTGGTGATTCTGTCAAGTTGCTTATCAAACAATTTTTGACCGGAAAAAGTGAATCAATAAAAGTAAAGGAAGAAAATATACAGAATACTGCAAACCCATATAGTTTTGCCGGAAATAGTAAATCTGTTTTTGAAATATGTTGCAATCTGGCATCAAAATCTACTACCGAAAAAGATAGTGCCGGATTCTTTTTCTTTGAAACAAAAGATGGATTTCAATTTAAATCAATTGACAGTTTAATTTCCCAACCAATATCTGCGAGATATTTTAAATCAGAAGTATTATTAGGAAGTATGAATACTGATCAAAATGATTTTAAAATATTAGCATCTCATATGAGAAAAAATCAAAATATTTTGAATGCTTTAAATGCGGGAGTTTTCTTTTCCAGAAACATTTATTTTAATCCACAAACTTTTGAAGAGACCGAAATTGAATATAAATTTACTGATGGCAAATTAGTAAAATCGTTAGGTAAATCCGCAGAAGCACCTGATGTGAATGCATATACTAAAACAAATTATAATATTCTAGATATCGGCACACTTGAACCAACTATTAAAGGTGGTGATAATAATGATCCTAAAGATTATCAGGCACAGGCAGCAATGAGATATAATATATTATTCAGCCAGTTAGTTGACATTCAAGTTCCCTGCAATCCAAATTTAAGGGCAGGTGATACAATTGACTGCTACTTTGAAATTATTACGCAATCCAAAAAAGAACAGGGATATATGGACCCAGTTCAAAGTGGTAAATACTTAATAGTTGATTTATGCCATCATTATGAACCAACAAGGTCTATTACGTCATTAACACTGGCTCGTGACAGTTACGGTCTATATACGGAGAAAAATAAATCATGAAAAGCGCAACATTACCAGACGGATTTTTCTTAGGACAAGTCCCACCTAATTGGACTGAATATCTTCAAAATGGAACATGGAGTGATGCACATAATAATAGAGTAAAAGTTAGAATACCAGGAAAACATTCTAAAGGACCTGAAATTCTTGATAAGGATTTGCCATGGGCTATTGTATCTCAATCAACTTCTGCTGGAAATCGTAATGGAACATCAACCGGACTATCGGGCGGTGAATGGGTCATAGGATTTTATCTTGATGAAGATGAGCAACTTCCAGTCATCATGCAGGTATTAGGAAGAAATGAAGTATCGGGGGCAAAGATAAAAGCATCGGAAAATGGCACGACACAATTCAGAGATGTTTCGAGATTTTCTGGTCAAGTTGCACAAGGACATCAAATGGGTGGTGCGCCACCACCAAAAAAACCTGCTGTTCCGGATGAGGAAGACTTTGAAAAAGCAAAACAGGGTCTATCATCACCTCCGGCACCAGGAGAAGAATTGCCAGGGTTCGTGCCAACAGAAGAAGCAGCAGAAGCACAAGCAGCACGAGAAGCAGAAGCAATAGAAAACATTCCAGAACCAACTGGAGAGGTAATTAATTTGAGTGAGGGAAGATCTACTGACACCAGAACAGATGCACAGAGACAAGCAGATTCCGCAGCCCAAAGAGAAAGAATTATTAACAAAATAGGAGAAGAAGAATATTACAGACGTGTAAGAGCAAATGAAAACCGAGGATTTGCTACTAATCCAGATGGTTCTTTAGCAAGATAAACATTACTATTAAAGATGATAAATACGAGCATAAGGAGGTAAAATTATAGATGTCAATTTCCGCGCAGGATAAGGAACTTTTAAAAAGACTTGCTCTTGCAGAAGCAAGAAGTGAGGGTGTTGTGGGAATGGCACTCGTCATTAGAAGTGTCTTAAACAGAAGAGAGGCAATAAGAGCAGGTGCTAATTTTAATACTAGAAGCACTAATATTAGGGATATTATATACGCACCAAATCAATATCAACCAGTAGGAGACAGCAGAAATTCTATTGATCAAAGTTTTAGTACAACACAATTAAGTAACGCAGAAAAAGCATTTCAACTTGCAAAAAATCCGGCAGAACTTCAGAGGAGTGTTCAATCAGATGGTGTTAGTGCAACAAACGCAAGAGGTTTAGTATTATCCAACGGATTTGATTCTTTAGGTGGTCAAGGTAGACCTGATGCGATTACATATAGAGGACATACATTCACTGATAATATAAACAATTTTGGAGTTACGGGAGACAGCATTTATGCTGGATCAGTTCCTTCAACATCATCATCATCACCAACATCATCATCACCAACAGCAGATCAACAGGCAGTTATACCAAAAGAAAAAGTAAAAGTATCCAATCCCAAAGAGTTGAGTCAAGAAGCACTTAGGAGTGCAAATGCAATTAATGATCAAGTAGATGTTGTCAATAAATTAATAAAAGATAATGAAGGAACTGCTTATGATCAGTGGAGTGATGAACTAAAAGCAGAATATAATAATGAACTTAATAAATTAGCAGAATTAGATGAAAACTTAAAAGAACTTGCATCCGATAATGATGCTGCTAATTGTTTGGCAAGAGAAACTATAGGCAAATCATGGAGTCTTCCAGGAGCTCCTGACTGCACAACATTCAGAAAGACAAAGGCATACGGAGATGCAGTTGCATTATTGAGAGAGGAAGTTTCATTACCAGATCCATGCGGAACAAGTGATCTAGCTAAAATCAATACCACATTATTAAAATTTTTCAATACATTAAAACAAATTAGAAAATTTGGAGACACATATATCAATAGTGCCTTCAATTCCGTATATAGAATTACCAATTTAATCAGAAATACTGCATCTGTAATTGGTAGCATCATGAAAGGTTTGATGCAGAATCTTCGTAATTGGTTGTTAGACAAAATCAGAAAAGGAATTCAATTACTGATTGATAATCTATTTCCGACTCTTGCCAAACAATTTAAGAATACGATAATCGGACAAATCATTGATAATATTTTATGTAAGTTTAAAGATATAGTTGATAATCTTGGACAACTTGTTGCCGACTTCTTATTTGAACTTGTTGGTAAAATTGTAAATGTTCCCCTCTGTGCAGTGCAACAATTTACAAATGGATTAATTAACAACGTTGTTGCAATGGTAGATGAAGCATTGGGACCAGTTCTAGACAGTATCAATGACCTTTTAGGTGGTATTGGCAAAATTGCAGGATCAATATTTGAAGCAATTGATTTCATTCTCGGATTTGAAGCATATCTTTGCCAAAAACCAAATTGTCCAGAAATTAAGGCAACACCATTAGGACCATGGGCAAATGCTCCATCAAAACCTTTTGGAAATGAGTTTGATAATTTCTTAGATAATGCAGAAAGTGCAATTTTAGAGGGAGGATTGGAAGATTCTGTTAATGGATTATCAATTTTTGGTGGTACATTAGGAGATTTGGCAGATGCACCTAATGCACCATTCCCATGTGATACAAATCCATTTAAATGTGGTCCTCCTAGTGTTGAAATTTTTGGTGGCGGTGGTATTGGTGCCGTTGGAAAGGCAGTTATTAATGATCTTGGACAAATTTATGGTGTCAACATAGAAAATGGAGGTTCTGGATACACAAGACCTCCATTTGTAAGTATTATTGATCCGTGTGATAATGGTAATTATGCTTCCGGATATGCAGAGATTGATTATAATTCTCAATCATCCACATACGGTCAGATTACTGACATTATAATGGTCAATCATGGAAATGGATATCCAAATAGACCAACTGGTCGTGATGAATTTGGTAATCTGATAGATCCAACAGCACCTGGTGGTGGCGGAACTCCTGGTGGTGGTGGTGACACTCCCGGTGGTGATGGTGGTGATGGAACTCCTGGTGATCCCGGTGGTGGAGGCGTGATTATAGATCCGAATAGAGGAGTTAATGATTATATTGTTTGCTTAGAAGGATTTGATATTATTTCAACAGGACTTGGATATTCTCAATTAGATGAAATTATAATCACACCAGATCTTCCCAATTTAGAGGCATCTGTGAGAATGACAGAGGCAGGTCAAATTATAAGTATAACCATGATAGGAAAAGTTTGTGGTCTCACCGATATTCCAACTATTACAATAGATAGTCCAACAGGAGAAGGTGCTAAAATTAAACCAAAATTCTCCTTCATCAAAATTACTGACGATACTGAAGAAGAACTGCCACCACAAACAATTATTCCTATTGATAGAACAATTGCCAGCGATGAAAGTATTGCCGTTCTTGCCCAAAGAAATGTTGTTCGTGTAATTGATTGTGTTGGTAATACACCTCCCGTCATTGGATATGTTAATGGTCAACCATACTCTGGACCATTCCATGTTCACCCATCTAAAGGTGTAAAAATGGTTGGTGCCTTCCACATTTCAGGATATCATGAAACAATTTATGATACTGCTGAAGAAAGTTTAAATAAAAGAAGGAGATCTACTCAACCTTCAACTCCTACACCAGCAACTTCTCAAACTCCTGCATCGACACCGAGACCAAGACCCACACCAGCACCAAGATCTACTCCCACACCTACTCCAAGTCCTTCACCTACTCCAAGTCCTTCACCTTCACCACCACCCTCCGGAGGAGGTGGATATGGTGGTGGTGGATATTAAATATAAAACATTATGACATTTATCCCAGAAACTATAGTTACAGATAATCCTCATGGAATATTATCCTTCGGTCCCATAGCACCAAAGGAGAAGGATGATAATACTGCAATGCTTCTGTCCTTAGATGGAGGGCATACTATTTTATGCAACAAAAATGGAAATAAAGCAGAGATTAATCCAGGAAAATCTGAAGAAGTTTGCGGGACTAATCTAGTTCAGGGTGACCAACAAGAGGCATCAAAAGAAGCAATTGCAAAAATTATTACTGCGAAAAATGGTGACATCTGTATCATTGCCGAAAATGGAAATATAAAATTTAAGGCAAAAAACATATACGCAGAATGTATAGGTGATGGTAATGATGGGTCATTTTTATTAAAGGCAAATGATCACATAACAATGACTGCCGGAGAGCAAATAACCATAAGTGGTTCTAAAATATGCATGTTGTCATCTGATTCCATTACTTTGAATGCTCAGGGTTTTTTAAATTTATTCTGTGCTGATGTGGTAAAGTCATCTCCTCTTAATGTAGTTGCAAAATTATTAACTGGAGATATTATTGGTGGTTTTATAGATACTGTTAGAAAAACTTGTGGATAAGGAGTAGAAATGGCATTTGATTATTTGGAAGCAAACCATATAGATGTTTTTAATTCGTTTACCGGTGGTGGTCTTGCGTTTCCAAAAATGCTTACCGAACCCGGTGGAGGTGTTCTATCGGCATATAAGGGACACTTTGGACAGGGATCTAGTGCAATTCCTTATAGTGCATCATTAGTTACTGCACCTTCTGTTGGTCCTATTCCCACTCCATTATCATGGAACTTTTTGGGTCTTGGTGCTGAAGTAGGGGTGAGAAATATACTCGGTGTAGATGTAAAGGTTGGTTCTGATATATCACTAGGTGCAATCGCGGCAAGATATAGTGCATTCTTTAATAAAGTAACCGGAAAAGAAGTAACTGTAGCTCCGGCAGATACTTCTGTGGCACCGAAAGAAACACATATAGCTCTGGCAGGAGATTTATTAGGACACTGGGCATATAATGGACTCACTCTTAATACACTCCATACTCACTCCGATTCAAGATTAAAAAAGAAAATTGAATCCATTCCCAATTCTACATCCTTGACAAAGGTGCTACAATTAAACCCAGTATATTATGAATGGAGAAAGGATATTCTTCCCTCGTCATTTGTCAAAAATCATAAAGAGGGAAGACAGATTGGATTAATAGCACAAGAGATTGAAGACATCATTCCTGAAGTTGTAAGAGAAGAAAAAATTTATGACGAAAAATGGAAAAGTGTCAACTACGAGAAACTTACTGCCGTATTAATTGGAGCAGTCAAAGAGCAACAAGAACAAATTGAAGAATTGAAAACTAGAATTACTGAATTAGAATCATGAATGAAAATTTAACAAACAGGGCTCTTGAAGTCGTAAACAGGGACCAGGATCAATTAAAAGGTGTATATGAAAATCAATCAGAATATACTGCTCCCGAGAAAATAGAAAAAATAACTGTCACAGAAAACTCTGATGGAACTTGGAGTCAAAATAAAGAAATTGTTGATAGTGGATTAAAAGATGGTGGAGTGATTGGTGTAAGAGAGGCAGAAATTGAAGAGGAAGCAAAAGTATTGCAAGAATTTTGTGCAGATGTAGATAATAAAATTATTGGTATTTTAACTCAGATTGATGCTAAGAAAAGGGAAATAGTTACTCTATCACTCACAGCAGGAATTTCAACCGGAACAGTAGATAGTCCACTCAATTTTTGCAATTCGTCGGCAGGTATTGGTCTTACACTATTTGAAATAAATGAAGATACAGAAACTATCAAAATATACACCAAAATGGCAGGTCCTGATGTTGATTATGGAGCACAAAATCCATTTGAACCTGACACTACAATAGCATTGAATGAATCAACATCACAATATGCAGGATTTGGATACGAGAATGTTGCAGAACCTTTCATTTATAAAAATAGTGCCGGATCTGTGACCGGACTCAAAACGGATGGAAGTGGACCAGTTATTTCAACAAGTGGCAGACTTGATTTATCTGGAACCGGAATACCCATTAGTGGTTCGAAAACATGTGCTCAAATAAAAACTGAAATCGATTCCTTGTATACCGATATTAATGTACTTAGAAATGGAATAGGAGCACTTAGAGACGATCTTAATACTGTCAAGAATAAAAAATCTGAAAAAGAACTACAAAATTGGGGATGTAAAAATACTAAACTTGAGGTTGAAGCAAGAGCAACTTCCGAATCAGATACAATAGCTGCAATAACTGGACTATCAACAGCTATATAATGCCAGATATGGATGTATTCATATGGGAACTGAAAATGTTAGCAACATTTTAATTGATGTTTGCAAAAGAACTGTCATTGTGCTCGGTAATGAAGGCGACACAAGACTAGTAGAATGCGAGACCATAAACGAGTTTATGAACGTTCTAAAAATTATTGAAAAACATATTGATTCAGAAATGGTGTTGTATGCTAAACCTTTAGTGCGTAAAAGAAAAAAATCAATTAATAAAGGTAACTAAATAGAATATAGAAATATTTCAGCAGTAAAATAATCCCATGCCTCTGAATAAACTAGATAATTTTATCAAGAATACTGAAGGTCGAATCTTATATGTAAGTCCATCGGATTTGGATGCAACTGATAGTATTAATAACCAGGGCAATTCCCTTGCTCAACCATTCAAAACTCTTCAGAGAGCACTCTTAGAGTCGGCAAGATTTTCTTATGTGCAAGGAAATAGTAATGATTTGGTAGAGAAGACCACTATTCTTCTCATGCCCGGAATTCATGAAGTTGATAATAGACCTGGATTTGCAGTAAAAAATGATGGCGGAACTGCAAAAGTAATTTCTCCTGGTGGTGGAGAAACTGCGGCATCGGATACTTTAAATTTACAACTTGATTCTAATTTTGATATTAACCAAGAAGATAATATTCTTTATAAGTTCAATAGTGTCAATGGTGGTATTATTATCCCCAGAGGAACATCCGTTGTTGGTCTTGACTTAAGAAAGACCAAAGTTCGTCCAAAATATGTTCCCAATCCTACAGATTTAGCAGTTGCTGATTCGGCAATCTTTAGAATTACTGGCACATGTTATTTTTGGCAGTTCTCCTTCTTTGATGGAGATGATGCAGGTGTAGTATATACCGACCCCGTTGATTTCTCAGTAGATAATAGGTCTAAACCAACATTCTCACACCACAAACTTACTTGTTTTGAGTATGCCGATGGTGTTAATAATGTCAGTGGTTATGATCTCACTGACCTTGACATGTATTATGCAAAACTTGGTAATGCATATAATCAGGCATCGGGTAGAATTATTGACCAAAAATATCCTGCCAACCCACAAGGATTTGAGAAGCAAAGACCGGAATGGGAAATTGTTGGTGCTTTTGCATCTGACCCACTAGAGATTAGTGCCATTGTATCTGGTTCGGGTGGAACTCCTACGAGTGTAGTTACTGTAACCACGGCAACCGATCATGAATTGCAAGCAGGAACTCCAATAAAAATTAAAGGAGTTGTTCCCGACGATTATAATATTTCAACGAAAGTTCAGAGTGTTTCTACAGATAATCCAAAAGTATTCACATATTTACTTCCAGATTTTAGAAAGAATCTAGAGACACCTGGTAATACATCAAGTGCCACTGTAACGATTGAAACTGATACTGTAACTGGTGCATCACCATACATCTTTAATATCTCTCTGCGTTCTGTTTTTGGCATGAACGGAATGAAAGCCGATGGTTCTAAGGCATCCGGTTTCCGTTCAATGGTTGTGGCTCAATTCACTGGAGTCAGTCTTCAAAAAGATGATCGTGCCTTTGTAAAGTATAACAAGTCAAATAGAACATATGAAGGTATTGGTGTTGGTAAAGTAACTGGATCCGCATTATCTACGCAATCATCATCCACTAATGCCAGCACTGTTTATCATTTAGATTCAGGTGCCGTCTATAGAAAAGACTGGGAGACCGCACATATTTCAATGGTAAATGATGCAATCCTCCAGATTGTTTCTGTCTTTGCTATCGGATTTAACCAGCACTTCTTTGCCGATACTGGTGGTGATGCATCTATTACCAACTCAAACTCAAACTTTGGACAACTAGCTCTTATATCCGCAGGATTTAAGAAAGATGCATTTGCAAAAGACAATAAAGGATTCGTCACTAATATCATTGCTCCTAGAGCAATTACGAGTTTAGAAGAAAATATTGACTGGCAAACAATTGACGTTGGTGTCACAACTTCTGTTGCAAATAACAAAAGACTATATCTCTTTGGTTTCACAGAAGCAGACATCAAACCATCAATTCTCACTCAAGGTTTTAGAGTTGGTGCAAAAGTAGGAGATGTATTAAGTGTAGACTTCAGTGCCGTCACAGGTTATGGTATAAGTGAAGCAAACATTTTGATGAGTGATGAGGAAACAAGTAGTGTTAAAGAATATAGAGTAGTATCAGGTCCAACATCAAATGAGTTTACCATTGGTGCTCATAATTTATCAACTGGCGAGAAAATTATCATCAAGAGTGATGATGCCGACTTACCAGAAAACCTTACTCCAGAAAGAACTTACTATGTAATTGATAGTGGAGATAATAATAAAATTAAGGTTGCATCTTCATTTGCAGCATCTATTAACGGAACTCCAATTACCGTTTATGGTGGAACAAACCTTGTAATTTTGAGTAGAGTATCTGATAAAGATGCAGGAGATATTGGTCATCCAGTTCAGTATGACTCTACCGTAGGGGTTAAGCAGTGGTATATTAACACCAATGCAGGCAGTGACATTTACAATGCTCTGACTCAAGTTGGTGTTCAAACTAACAATGGTTTAGATACAAGAACGGAAGTTTCATTCTTAAAGAGAACATCAGATACTAGAAGTCTTGATGAAAAGATTTACAAACTTAGAGTTGTAATTCCAAAAGAAGTTTCTAATGGAAAGAATCCAGAAAGTGGATTCATTCTTCAAGAATCTAGCACAACTGGATTAAGAACTGATGCCGATGCATCTCTCTCGTCCATTACAATAGATGATTACGATTTCAACAAAAATTCAAGATTCATTGGTAGTTGCACATTCTCTGGCGGAACAGTAACTGTTAGATCTGAATTACCACATAACGTATCTGTTGGTGATGTAATCATTACCAAGAATATACAAGATACATCCAATACTGTTGGCACTGCTAATAGTGGATACAACGGAACATTTACCGTCGTATCAATTCCTAATGATATGGAGTTCACCTATGAAACAGGTGCATCTCTTGGACCTGCATTGACGAATGATTTAACCAATAGAACAACATCTCTACCAAGATATGAGGTAAATGATTTACAGAATAAACTTTTCGTTTATAGAAATGAAATCATTACTGACTATATTCAAGATGTTCAGGATGGAATCTATCATCTGTATGCACTAAATGCAAACCTTAGTGTTCCTACAGAATTTACAAATTATGAATATAATCAAAATGTTGTTGACCTCTACCCTCAGTTAGATAGAGATAATGTCAATGATAATCCACAATCTGCTAAGTCGTTTGCACTGAGAGAACCACTTGGAGAAGTCCAAACTAATGATCTCAAGAAAAGTATCACAAAAGAATCTACTGACTCGTTCAATAAGAAGTTCAGAAAGCATCTAGAAGTATCTGCCGAATCAGATTTGAGTGTTGTTGCAGGTATTGCCACACTAACATTCACTAGAAATCATGGTTTATCGGGAATTGTGACTCATGAAGGTGCGATTACTGGTGGTTCTGGTCATACAAATGGAACACACTATAACGTAAAACTCTTTAATGAGGTTGAACTATCTAGTTGGAATGGTGCCACTGCCATCGTCGGTGTATCTGGTGGTGCTGTTGTCAGCATGGATATTCAATCACCCGGTTCTGGTTATCAATCTGGTGCCACATTATTCTTTGACACCTTAGTAATTGGTGGATCTGCTGATGCAACAATCACCGTTGCTCAAAGAGGATTATCTGCTAGTGGTCTTTCTACAACTGATGGTGCCGTTGTTCAGGTTACTGGTATCGGAACAACTGCATTTGGTCTTTATAGAACTTCTGGTATTCCAGCCAAAGATAAAGTTTCTATTGCAAAAACAGCAGGAGACCCTGAAAGTATTCCTGGGCAATATGTTTATATTGTTGCTCCAACAGGAAAAGTTTCATCCAATTCATATAACTCTACCACAGGAGTTCAACAATTTAACTGCTCCACTCCTCACGGATTAGTTGCAGGAAGCAGGTTCAGAGTTCTTGATAGTGGCAATAATAATCTTGGAGATTATCTGGTTAAATCTAGAGTTGGTGTCAATACATTTACTGCCACCACCAATTCAAGTCTATCGGCACAGTATGTTCTCAAGCATGGCATGTCATCAAATGATGGCATATCCGATCCGACTGAAGAGAACATTGATGCTCGTGGCGTCTCTCTATTTGACACCGAGTCTCTAACACTCGGTGGATTCAATGGCGATACTAAGTTACAAGTATCTTCACCTTATTCTGGTATTGCAACCACTAAGAGATTCCCTCTCGGTTCATATCTTCAGGTTGATGAAGAGATTATGAGAGTTGTAACTGACACCATCACTGGTACTAGTAGCAATGAAATAACTGTGGCACGAGGAGCATTAGGCACAGGAATCTCTACTCATGATTCTGGTTCTTTACTGAATAAAGTAGATCCAATTGCAGTTGAATTCCGCAGACCATCTATCATTCGTGCATCCGGTCATACATTTGAATATCTTGGATATGGTCCAGGCAACTACTCAACGGGTCTTCCACAAGTTCAGGACAGAACACTCTCAGAGACCGAAGAATTCCTCTCTCAGGCGCAGGAAAGAAGGGGTGGTATTGTTGTTTATACGGGTATGAATAACAAGGGTGATTTTTACATTGGAAATAGAAGAACATCATCTTCAACAGGCGAAGAAAAAACTTATGACATCCCAGTTTCAACAGTTACTGGTGAAGATCCATCTAGTCTCAGTGTAGTTTTTGATGAAGTTATCGTCAAAAATAATCTTGTAGTTGAGGGTGGAGATTCGGGACAGATTCTTTCACAATTTGATGGTCCAGTTACTCTTAATGGAGAAGTCACCTTTAAAGATAATTTAACGGCAAAAGGTCCAGTCAAGATTGCAAACACAACACAATCAACAACTAAAACTACCGGAGCACTTATCGTTGATGGTGGTGCTGGTATTAGTAAAAACTTAAATGTTGGCGGAGACTTAAATGTTGATGGCAATACAAGTTTTGATAATAATATCACTGGTGCAGGTGCTACTTTCGGCAATATTCAGATTGCAATTACCGATGATAATACACTTGATACGAGCACGGGCGATTTAAAAATTGATGCTGCCACTAATAGGATTGCTGTTAATGCTGATTTGAGTGTTGATGGTGAGTTAAATGTAACCGGTATTTCCACATTCCGAGCCAATGTAAATCTACTTGATGATGATAGATTAAGACTTGGAACAAATCATGATTTGCAACTTTATCATGATGGGACTAACTCGTTAATCGAGGCGAATGGTGTTGGAGATTTATACATTGACTCTCAAAACAATAATGATCTTTACTTAAGAGGTGCGGATGATGTATTCATTCAACCTCAAGGCGGTGAAGACGGCATTAAAGTTATTGGCAATGGTGCAGTAGAACTTTACCACAATAATGCCAAGAAACTTGAAACTATTAGTGATGGTGTCAAAATTACTGGAGAACTTCAGGTCACCGATGATATTACTGCATTCTTCTCTTCTGATGAAAGATTGAAGGAGAACATCACACCAATTGAACAACCTCTTGCCAAGGTGCTCTCAATTAGTGGTAATACATTTACCTGGATTGAAGGTGGTGTTCATGAAGGTGAAGATACGGGTGTCATCGCACAAGAAATTGCTGCTCTTGGACTTCCTGGACTCACAGTTATGAGAGAAACTGGTTACATGGCAGTCAAATACGACAAACTCACTGCACTACTTATTGAAGCAGTTAAGGAACTATCATCTAAGGTTGAAATTCTAGAGCAAAAATTATCAGATAAATAACTAGATGGAGATCCTAAAGTATTCTAAAGTAGATGGCAAATTATAAGAAGTCCTTTAATTTTCGTAATGGTGTCCAAGTTGATAATGACAACTTCATAGTAGATGCAAATGGTCTGGTCGGAATCGGCACATCGATTCCGGGCGAGTTTCTTGATGTAAGAGGAACTGCAAAGGTCAGTGGTGTTGTATCGACAACGGACTTATTTGTCACTGAGGACGTATTCATATCGGGCGTATCGACATTAACTGTATTAGATGCAACTAGTCTTAATGCAACCGGTGTTGTAACGGCACAGCAATTTATTGGTGATGGTAGTTTACTATCCGGTGTTGTTGCTGTTGCAAGAACCGGATGGTCCATCACCGACGCAGGAATCTCCACAATAGCTAATGTTGGGGTAGGCACCACTAATCCCGTATCATTATTACAAATTGGTGATGATCCAACATCGGCAACTTATGGTGTTGGTATTGATTCAACAGGACAAGGTAACTTCACAGGTATTGTAACTGCTGGTTCATTCAGAGCAACTGGCATTATAACTGGTTCAAGCATACTTGCATCCGGATTCTCCACATTCTTCTCCAGTGCCGAGATAAAGAATGATTTAAATGTTGGTGGTGCCGTAACTGCTACAAGTTTTACCGGAAATTTAACTGGAGAAGTTAATGCCGCGAAGTTTGATACAAACTCTACAGGTATTGTAGTATCTGGTATTGCAACATTCACCGATGATGCACAAATTACTGCTGGTGGATTAAATGTTACTGGTGTCACTACTTCAACAAGTTTTGATGGTAATCTCACTGGAGATGTAACTGGTGATGTTACAGGTGATGTTACGGGTAATGTGACTGGTAATGTCACAGGATATTTGAGTGGTGTTGCACAGACAGCAGGATTTGCATCAACTTCATTCGGACTTGATGGTACACCTGCTATTACAGTAGGAAATATTGTTGGTTCATCCGCAACTGTAACCGCACTGGTTGTTGATAATAAACTCGGTATTGGTTCTGATACTCCTGCCTCTGATATTGAAATCAGAAAGACAACAAATACAGCAATAGATGTTATTACATCCAGTAATACTTCTAGAATTAGTGTCGGACAATCTGTTGGAACAGGTAATAGTAGTGGTGTTTTAAGTTTCAACTCAGGAACACTAAGTCTCTCCAACTATGATTTTGGTGGAGTTAATATCAATCTCCATTCTGGATCTGGTGCCGGAACAACAGAAAGTTTCAAGGTTAGATATGACGATAATACTAAATTTGAAACCACATATGATGGTAAAGTAGGTGTTAATCGTCATGGTATTACATTAACACGAGAACTGGAAGTCGGAGGAAATACATTTATAAGTGGTTACGGACAAGTTGCTGGTATTCTTACCGTAGGACAAGGTGCTAATCAACTTACTCTGGGTGATGGTAGTGCTCTACCAATTTCTAGTAGTGCTGTTATTAGTGTAACCAGTGGTATTTCGACCTTCAATGATCTTCTTGTTAGTCGCAATTTTCAAGTTGGAAATGGCATAGGAACATTCTTAGGAAATACTTTTGTTGGTGGGAAGTTAGGGATTGGCACAGATAGTGTTGATGGATTCCCACCCGCAGGTGCTTTTGAGTCTGCAATTTTTGGAGATTCTTATGCCTTTGGAAAAATTATTTCTGCAACACAACTTGGAATTGCCACCAGTACTGATGGTTCATTTATATCTGATCCAAGAATAATTCCATCTGCATTAGGACAAACTGTTCCTGATTTTGCAAATGGAAGTTTCCAAACGCAAAATAGTTTCGTCATGTTTGGCGGAAGTGGATTATTTGTTCCCACTGCTCCTATTGTTGCGGCAGGATATGGAGCAACTAATCAAGGACTAGTTCCAACTGATGCAGGAGATAAAAAATATTTAACTAGAATTGGAATCAATACTTACTTTGCAAGATCTGTTCTTGATGTTGGTATGGCAAGTACCACGATGAGCAGTTTTGTCATCATGCCTTCACTTAATAATGAAGAATTAGACATCGTTGCCAATCTTCACACCTCAAATGCTGGTGGTAATCAAAACGTAAATCCAGTTCAATCTGGATTTGGAACAGCAACTGCCAAGAAACTTCTTGGTGAATCTGGAATTCCTGGTGGTTCAGTCGTTTATAACAATGAATCCAGAAGACTTAATGTTAGCACAGGTGGCACAGTATTCTGTGGTGTTGCAACATTGACACAGAATCAATCTGGATATGATTCACTTGCAATCCCCACATTCAATAGCACCAAGAGAAACTTAATGAGTGGTTATGGCAACCTTCCTAAAGGTGCAATCATGTATAACACAACCACAAACAAACTTAACTTCTGGAATGGTTCTGCATGGGAGGCAGTAACAAGTTCAACATAATAACTTGACAGAATCATGAAAACCCTATAGACTACCTTTGTCCGGGTTGAAGAGGAAGCTTTAAGACACTATAGAAACCGGTTGTAAAACTGTCACACCACCTCCTAATCGGGGTGGTTTTCTGCTATAATATATTCATACCAAACAGGACAGCACTTGGTCACCCTTCGCCCACACCAGAAGAAAGCACTGAATGCAATGCTGGCATATGACAGGGGTCAGGTCATCATCCCTACGGGTGGTGGCAAGACCATGTGTATGATACATGATATTATTGAGAATCAAAAGTATATTGATAATGGTTCTACTATTGTTGTTGTAGCACCCCGCATTCTTCTAGCAGAACAACTCTGCAAAGAGTTTCTTGAGGTGATTAATACTACTCACACTCATGTAATGCAGGTTCATAGTGGTGATGTTGAGTATTTCAGCACCACCAAAGCAGATACAATTCACCTGTTCAACAACACTGCAAGAACTGCTGGTGAGAATGTCATCATCTTCACCACATATCACTCCCTACATCGTCTTGTAGAGGCAGACATTGAAGTGAATACAATTTACTTTGATGAGGCACATAACTCAGTTCAACGTAACTTCTTTCCTGCAACTGAGTTCTTCAGTAGCGATGCTGATCGTTGCTATTTCTTCACTGCGACTCCTAAGCACTCGTTGTCTGTATTCAAACCAGGAATGAATGATCCTGAGGTTTATGGTCAGGTCATCTGCAACATTCCTGCACCTCAACTTGTCAAAGAAGGTTATATCCTTCCTCCCAAAGTTGTGGTTCAGCAACTGCCTCAGGGAGATTTCAAGCAATCTGATGAGAAGAATCTGCTTGATACTATTGATGCAAACTCACTCAATAAGATTCTAATTGCAGCACGTTCTACCAAGCAGATTCTGCGTATGGTAAGTCAATCTGACTTTTGTCAGCAACTACATGAGCGTGGATACAACTGGATGTATATTACATCTAAGACCGGTGCAATCATCAATGGTAAGAAAGTTTCCCGTGAGGAATTCTTCAAGACTTTGAATACCTGGGGTCAGGATAGCACTCGTTTTGTTGTCATGCACCACTCTATCCTGTCCGAGGGCATCAATGTCAAGGGACTGGAGGCAGTTCTATTCATGCGAAACATGAACTACATTGGAATCAGTCAGTCTATCGGTCGTGTGATCCGTCTGGGTGGTGCTGAGAAGACCTTTGGACTGGTCTGCGTGCCAGTCTTTGATAAGGTGGGAATCAGCACTGCCAAGAGCGTACAGGCAGTGGTTGACACTGTATTTGAGCAGGGTGAACCTGCCATCTCGGTGGTCCGGAAGTAGAACTGTCACATCAGGAGTAGAATGCTGCTCCACTCTGCTATAATACAAAGGTAATCAAGGGAACCTCCCATGAAGTGCAAAGTTCAACTCTATGTTTCTGGCACCGTCTTTGATGAGATTGTCATCGCACGAAACTATGAAGAAGCAAGAAAAACTGCACTTGCACGTAATCCTACGGCAACAGTTGTAAGTGTTACTGCCGTCTTCTAATGAGTGAATCAAAAGACTACCGAAAGTTCTACACTTGTCCTAACAAAGACATTTTAGAAAACAAAGTTGGATATCCAAGTGGTTATGTAACCAAGGATGGTATGTGGGCAGCTGTTCCACTCGCAAAATCTAAAAAGTTTGTGATTATCAACAACGGATCGATCGTTCACACTTCAAAAAATTATCCATCTGCTGTTTCATACATAGAAAAAAATCTGAAGAAAAAACGATGAAGGATCAAAACAGCATTGAAGATTGCGAAAGCAAACAGGAAAAGTGGAATCGTGGACTTGATATCTTTATTGAATCCGTGATTAAACCTGATGCATCTCTCCGCGATTGTGCTCGTAATCAAAAATGTTATCATGAACTGATGGATGTTCGCAATGATGTTTTAGATTATCTCAAAACAAAAAGATGGTAATAATATAACTAATAAAGAACTATAGTTAAAGTTATGGATCCAGAAAAAATTACTTTAGAAACTACAAGTAGGCAATTTACCTATGAAAAGATGTCTCGTGATCTTGATGGTTTAACTCCTGATGAACTGAGAGATATATGTAAATGTTATATGAAACTTTACCTCAAACAACAAGAAGTTCTCAAGACTATATCAAGATAAGCACATCATCCTAGGCATAAATTTTTATTTCAGAAACTTGCAAATGTCAGCAATTCGTGATAAATATTAGGGAGAACTTCGGAGGAACAATGATCTGAAAATCTTTATATTATGTCTTTTGCTTATCTAATACATGGAGGTTCATCATGCACAATTTAATATCGTTTAATCAATTAGCAGGTTTTAAACTGGAGGAAAACAAGTCTGAAATTTCTGATAATTTGATCAACGAGTATTATGAATGTCTGGTAGAATGTGACAATAATCAGTCAGTCTGTAAAAGAATCTGTCGGGAGGTTCTAACTTAAGTTTGCACACAGTCAGTTAGAGGTAAAAAATGTTAGTTTATCTGCATCCGCCTTGATTATTCAGAGAATTTAATACGATTAACCCTCGCAAGGGGGTTTTTTAATGCAAAGTTGTTAAATACTTAAAACATCCAAATAAGACTTAAAGTGGATTTATCCGACAAAAAGGCAACCAAAAAAATTATCAAAAGATCCAAAAAACATCCCAACTGGTATTCCCAAGAAGAGGTTACGTATGCTAAAATGATTAGAAAGCAATTAAAGAAAAATGGAAGACAGTCTGAAAGTAAACCAGAATAACGATGGTACATTTACTATAGAATGGGATAAGAATGATCCTAAGTGGAATTTTTTAAATAACTTGACAAGTAAAGAAATTAGCACTATGATAGAGACCCTAGTCAAAGATAATCTAGATGAAACCATTTGATGAGCATGAAGATTACTCACTGAATATGTTATCCGATTGGGTGAAAGAATCATTAGAGTCTCCACACACTCCACAACAAGTATATGAAACAATTGTAAGAACTGTCAGAGAGAGAAGAGACTATCATGAAACATGCTATAAACATAGTAAGAAACTTTTAGAGCTCTTAAAAGGTGAATCAGCACTCACATCAAAGAAAGAAACTATTGCTTTTTCAGGAAAAGATGGATCTGAGGAGTCCATGAAACAATGGGAAAATTTTTGGTATGATGAGAATCATTTAAAATTCAATTCTTCTTTAAAACAAGAGATGGATAGAATTAGTAAAGAAGGTGGATACGAATGGACACCAGGAACTTAGCACAATATTTGTAAAGCAATTACAAAGAAAACCTTAAATTACTAACTAATTTTGTGCGGAAACGCTAAAATATCTCAGTAAAAGCAAGACACCTATGACTCTTCCCCAAAATGGCAAGAAATTGACAGAAATAGAGGAGAAAAGTATGGAAATTGCCTTAAAAGAGGCAGGAATCCGTTCAATTCATCCCGAAAGGATGGAAGCACTCGCAGATTCTATGGTTCAAAGACTCAAGAATAGTGCAAATGTAGCACTTTGAACCATTAATCAAAATAAATAAGTAAAACAAATTACAAAACTTCGCATGGACACAATCGAGCAGCATATTGAGGTAGATAAACAGATCCTTGACAACCCTCTAACTTCTCCTAATCAACGTCGTCACATTGAAGGTGAACTACATGAATTGGAAGATTATGTAGAACATCATCAGAAAGAAATTGAAGCAGGTGATCATCATGATCCAACTGCACTTGAACTATATTGTGATGCCAACCCATCAGAACCTGAATGTTTAGTTTATGAAGACTGATTGGGACACTTGAATAAGTGGCACAAGGGGGGTTTCATACCCCCCTTTTTCGTGTATATTAGATGAGTGGAGGGGAGACCTGACACAACACACCCAGAGGCAACACACATAAGAGCAGAGACAAACTTCTGCCGCCTCTCATCCACCTTCTCTTTCTAGCATGGCAACTCGCTCACGCATTGGCATTCAACTCTCAGATGATTCTATTCTTTCTGTTTATCATCACTGGGATGGTTATCCTACTTGGTTGGGTCGGATTCTCAAGACGCACTACAATACAAAGGAGAAAGTAGCAGAACTGATTGATGGTGGTGACATGTCATCTTGCTGGACTGATTCTATCTGGGGTGATAAACTTCCTGAGGGTGAGTATTCTCCTGAGTATTATTCTGCTCGTGGTGAGAGTTGCCCTCCCCGTCTTGACAACAACGTATGTGAGTATTTGAAAGAAGGTGAAGAGTATTCTTACATCTTCCGTAGTGGTGAGTGGGTATGCTATGACATGAATGAGTTCAATGATAAACTTCCTGAACTTACTGAAATTCCAGAAGGAGCACTTGCAGTATGACATCAATGCTTTTCACTTCTGGACAATCATCACACTCACATCTTGCTCAAAGTATATTTGAGTTCTTTACATCACTCTATGGTGTAAAGAGTGATGTTGAAGTATTTCATACAGATCTCACTGATGACAATGCATTTGGTTTTACTGAAATCAATGGTGATGAGCAATTCATTCAGATTCACAATGATTTGAATGAGAATGATTACATTACCACACTATTGCATGAACTTGTTCATGTTGTTCAGAATGAAAATGGTCAGTTTGATGACACTCAGAGAGAGGAGGAGGCATATGGGTTAGAGTCTATCCTGTTCAACAGATTTAAATCTTAAACTTTTCAGTTCATTAACTGGCACAGCACCCTTGACAGGGTGCTTTTTTAATACTATACTGATTAAGTACATTACACAAGGAGACCACTGATGGGAGTTTCACAACTTTCCGAAATCGTTGCTCTCGGTTTTGAAGAACTGATTAAAGAGGGAGACACACGGGAAATTGGTAAGTTTCTTGCATTTCCCACAGAACGCATTATCGCACCACAATGGTTGCGTAATGTTTGTGATATTGCAACCACTCCATCACCTGACGATTCTGAAGGACAACAAGAGAAGTATGATCGTATTACTCCCGGCGGAATTCGTATCCAGGTAAAATATCGTGGAGGTAATACTCTCCACATGGAGCAGACTCGTCGCACAACTGGTAAAAATGCAACCAACGGTGCAAAGAATGGTCAAGTAAGATATGCAATCGATTCTTTCGATGTAATCTTGTTTATCATTCCAAAGGGACATGAAGATATTTCTGAGTGGGAGTATCTTGCAATCCCTAGTTATGAACTGGAGGATAAGAAAATGCCTGGTTTCTGTGTTGGTCAAGTCCCCGCAGTTCTTCGTCGTAAATACGAAGGAAGAGCAAAAGAGGTCATCACCAATCTTGAAAATCAACGAGTATAAAATAGGTGACAACAGAGAACTTCTGAAGGAAGTTGAGTCAAATACTGTGGATCTAATTTATATTGATCCACCCTATTGCACTGGAAGAGATTTTTATCATTTTGATGATAGATTCAATTCCAGTGCAGATTATCGTGAATTGTTGTTGCGTCCAATGTTTGAAGAGTGTCATCGAATTTTGACTGATGTCGGCAACATTGTTATTCATGTAGAGGCAAAGATCTCTCATCATGTTCGCATTGTTCTTGATGACATCTTTGGAGAAAAAAAATTTAAGAACGAAATTGTATGGGTGTCTGGTGGTAATCACAAATCAAAGTATCAATTACAAAGAAACCACGACACAATTATTGTATATCAGAAAGGTAAGGAATCAATATACAATGCAGAACATAAACAATATGACACAGAAACTGTAAAGAAAGCAAAAATCTGTAAGGTTCGTAAGAAGAAATATAATACATCTGCACTCGTTAATCGTCAACCAAATGTTGTGTCTCGCCCCAATTTGAGATATGAATGGAATGGTAATGATCTCCAGTGGCATGTATCAAAGGAGAGAATGCAAATGCTTCACGATGATAATCGACTGGAGTATTCTCCCAATACGGGTATTCCTAGAGTAAAAAAATATCTTGATGAAATGGATGGTATTCCAGTAAAAGACGTGTGGAATGATATCAAACAAATTCAAGGTGTTGAGAAGTTGGATTATGCAACGCAGAAACCTGTGGCACTATTGAATAGAATTTTGAAAATGTTTAGCAATGAAGGTTCTATTGTCCTTGATGCTTGTGCCGGATCGGGCACGGTGGGGAGAAGTGCCATTCTGACAAATAGAAATTACATTTTATTTGATCTTAACACTGATGGTAAGATATTATTTGAAAAATCAATAGAAACTCTTGTGCCAGTTGAAGAAGTGTCACAGAACCCATTGGAAAGTGCTCTGTATGCCCTATAATAACTACATAAGCAACCCACCCCATGCAACTCACCAACTCCGTCTGTATCGTTGATTTCTTCCCTGAGGCATTCATTGCCGAGGCAGATCCTATCACAGGAACGAAGGTTGTTGTTAAGCGTTTCCAAAAACGTGTCACTTTCCGTGCTAATGGTCAAAAATCTTATAGCACTGTGACTATGCTCACTGCCAAGAATGAGTGGGCAGAGCGTATTGCCAACGGTGCAACAGTTACTAACTACAACACCGACAAAATGGATCGTTCCGAGTACACTCCAATGGGTTGCTGATTATGTTCACCAAAGAAGACCATGAGTTTATCGATTTTCTCTTCGGTAAACTCACTTCCCTCACTGATACTGAGATGATTGATTTGCAAGACGATGACTCTTGTGATGATCATCTTCGATTTGAACAACTAACTCTTCCCGAATCATGAACCCACAATTTTCTGGTGTATTTGTAACGGTTAAAAATCATGGCAGAGTCTATGCTGTTTGTACTGAGGGGGAACTATTTTACTCTCCAATGTATAAAAATGGTAGTGTAAATTTTGAGGAGTTTGAAATTGTAGATTTTTGGGATTCTGAAATTGATCCAGAAGAACTTGAAAAAATTCAATCGGTATTGATTGATATGATGCAGATTGCTGGTCTTTATTTCAAGTCCAGGGTGTCAGTTTAACTAGTGTCACATGGCATGTTGAAACTCCTTCAGGATGCCCTATAATACATTCATACAAGGGAAACCACCCATGACCACCTTTGACTTTGATACAGAATATTACTGGGGTACTCTCATGGTCAAACTGGTTCCCTTGTTTGCTATGGATGTTTATCGGGCATCCGATGATGAGTTGGTATGGGTTTTTGATGTGAATAATCCTGATAATGGGTATCACGTTCCTGCTCGCAATCTTTCTACCTATTCTTATTGATTATGGCAACTTCTGCATCCCGCGACACAACGACCGGCACTAATTATGAGACAGAGGTTGAAAATCTTCTGGAGCAATTTAGTGACCACAAGGTAGAGTCACAAGTTTGGATTGGTAAAAAGCGCAATGGTGGTAAACACAAACTTGATATTCTTCTAGATGAAACCGAACTTATTAGTCTTAAGTATCAACGTGTTCAGGGAACTGCCGAGGAAAAAATTCCTTTTGAGTTCATGAAATTGCAACATGCGATTGATGATTATGAATACAAGTCTGCAACGATTGTTGTTGCCGGACCTGACAAAGCATGGAAGTGGAAAGAATACTATCTTTCTGAAGAGTTCTGTGCTAAAATGAAGTCTATCTATCCTGATGTTCGTATCATCAATCACAATCAATTCGTTCAAGAGTATCTCTATTCATGACATCAAACACACTTCAAGTTCTAACAGCAAGTACAGGCAATCGTAAAGATACGTGGAATACTCCTGTAGAATTTGTGGGTGATGTTGTCAAATTCTTTGATGGGCAGATTGATACTGACCCATGTTGTAATGATGTAAACAATCCAAACGTTCCTGCTAAGGTTCTTTATACTGAAGAAACGGATGGTTTAAAACATCCATGGTTTGGTAAGGTTTTTATGAATCATCCATATTCTGCCAGTAAAACCTGGATTCCCCATGCTGCTGCCCAATACGAAAATGGAAATGCGAAAGAAATGGTTCTTCTCATTAAGTTGGACGTTTCTACCAAATGGTGGAGATCTATTGAGAAATATCCATGGATAGGAGTCAATAGACGGTTAAGATTCGGTGCTGCCAAAAGTGCAGCACCATTTCAGTCTGCTATCATATACCTTGGAACTGATCTTGACCGATTCAAGAACACTTTTGGTAAATATGGAACCCTTTATGTGCCAGTTTAACTAGTGTCACACGGCATGTTGAAACTCCTTCAGGATGCCCTATAATACATTCATACAAGGGAAACCACCCATGACTGCCACCTTCACCGACTACGTTGCTCAGAAAGACGCTCAGAACACCATTCAGTTGAATGTCACCAAGTATGCTCTCATGCTTTGTGATGCACTACAACAAAACTATCAACGTTCACATCCAAATGGTCGTAACTATTCTTACGCATTAGTTTCTGGTCGTAAGTATCACAAAGTGATGCAATGTGTAGATGGTCAGACTGAATCAGTTCATGCCTTCATTGATAAGAAGACTGGTGAAGTTTACAAACCTGCATCAGTCAAAGCACCTGCAAAAGGTGTGCGTTTCAATCTGCTAATCATCGAAGAACGTGAGTTTGTGTTGGAGAACTGTGATTGGGCAGGTGGTTATCTCTATCGTAACGCATACTATCAGGGTGCTTGATTATGAATTATACCAGAGAACAATTAATTGATGCCTTGGTCTATGAGTGGGACTATCTCTGCCATGATGATTATGACCCAGAAGATCTAACATCGGAAGAATATCGTAAGGAGATGGAAAAACTTACAATCGAAGAATTGATTGAAGAAACTAGCACTGACGAAGGTTACACTCTTGATGAATTTATGGAGAATAATGGATGAAAGTATCATGTGATCGATGGGTTGTCTCATGGAAACGTGAGAAGAAAAATGGTTACACTTCAACTCAGCAGGTTGTGGTCTATGGGATCGAAAATGTTGAGCACGTCATCAACACAATGGTTCCGACAGATGAATGGAATGTAACACCAGCATGACTGCCACACACAAACTAATCTTCATAGCATCTTTCATGTGGTTTATGAATTGGGGAACACGATTAACCTATTCTCTTCTGAGTGGATTATGATTGAAGTTCCTCCATTGACATGTGGTATAAATTAAAGTAAAATAGTAACACACTTAAGGTGAACCACATGGAAGAAAGACTTTACAAAATTCAAGAGTTGAGTACAGTCGGGTGGGAGGATATTGTTGAAGACGATCATTCTAATCGCAAATTGACCAAGGAACAATGTAATGCCAAACTGCAAGACTATCTCGGAATTGGAATCGCACCAGACAGACTCAGAGCAGTTATTGACAACGATTGAACTCCCGCGTGATTTCATACATCAATCTCCAAAAGGTTTCTCATATGAAGTTACAGAGCATAGAAAAAATATGCTTGCTATTTGGATTATCAACCATGGCATGTTCTCTTATACTGATACACCTCCCCGATCAATCTGGGGATTCTATGGTACAAAGAAGAGATGCTATCATGCGCCTATTAACTCCACCAAGCACGGAGATAAGGTAGATATTAGTTCTACGACTCCATACACCGCAATGCAACTCAACCTCAACCCTCTTGAATATGCACTATACTCCAAAAGTTGATGACTATGTTATTTGGGATAAAAATGATATAGTTCACAAAGGTTGGGTATATTTTGTAGATGAACTGTATATTACGATTGAGACTGGTGTCAAACCAAAACCAAATTGTGAATATACAAAGATTGAGAGGCACAAATATATTCATACACTTTTAGTTTGTCATCCACAGTATTGGAATGACTTGAAATATGTCTACACAAGGAAGAATAAGTATGGTAAAACCTTAGATGAGATGGATACATACAATCGGTTTGATAATGTTGAGGTAGATTAAATTTGTGAACCCATATAAAAAGGTATTATTTCCAATACACATCTTTCAGTCTCATATCAAGGAGAATGAGTTAATTAAGAGGGAATTGTCTCATGCGATTGAAAACTATCGTGATAAGGGAGATTCAAAAGTACCCGAAGGATGGTTGACTGATAATCTACTGACATCATATGATGCAGATAATTTTAACTTCAAACTCTTTACCGAGAGTCAGGTGACACAGAGATTGTATGAAAAATATATTCTTAAGTTCTTTGATAAACCCACAAAGGTGAATGTGCTTGATATGTGGTTTAATTATTATAGTGATGGTGAGTATCAGGAAGTGCATACACATGTGCAACCTGATATGTTTTCACTACGTCCACATTTCTCATGTATTCATTACTTGAAGTTTGACCCTGAGGTACATCAACCAGTAGTATTCAATGATCCAATTAGAGAACTGAGGCAGACCAATTCAATTGAACTGGACTCGAATAACTATGAGGAGAAGTATGAACCACAATTAAGAGAGGGTAGTATTATTATGTTCCCTCCATACTTAGAGCACTATGTACCAAAATCAGAACCAACACCGGACAATCCAAGAATCAGTGTGGCATTTAATATTATCCTGACAGAATACGGAGAGGACAAATTGTATGGACCTTAATTATATTGATCAGTTCTTTTCTGAGGAGGAGCATCAGGTTATTCATGAGTATTGTATGAGTGCAGAGTATTCATATGGTGAGAGAGATGATGCAAATCTACCTGTGACGGGTATGATTCATAATATACCAGAGACGGAGTTTGTATATAAACTGATCAAAAAGAAGTTAAAAGATTCATCAGAGCAAGTGCAGGGTAAGAAACTCTACCGAATGTATGTGAATTGTTTTGTACCATGTGAGCGTCCATATTTTCATACCGATGGTGATAATGGAGTAACATTCCTGTATTATCCAAATATGGGATGGGACAAAGATGATGGAGGAGAGACACAATTTCTAATGAATGATGAACTGTATGGTATCTTACCAATACCGAATCGTATGGTTGTGTTTAGTGCGAATCTATGGCATCGTGCCACAACATTTAGAAATGACCATCGATTTACTGTCGCAATTAAATATATGTGAATAAATAAATATGGGTAAAAAATGTTTCTGTAATGGCAATTAATAAAACACAAACCAAATACTTTACTTCCGGAGAGATTAAGTTCAGTGCCATTCGGGATACTTTTGGTGATTTGGCAGGAACAAATGTAAGTGCATCTGATTACCTAAGAAATGCCGGTGATGATGTTGACTGGTCTGATGATGCTAATATCACTCCTAGAGTACCAAATGCAACAGAGAATGCAGATGTTGCAACATCATCTAATTGGAGTACATCACAATTAAGAGATTCAATCTTAGAATATAATATCACACAAAGTGGAAATGATGAAGAATTAGAATTTGCCGATAGTAATTCATCACAATGGAATTCTAATTTATCAAAGAATGTGACTAAGAAGATGAGTGTCACAGGAACAATATATGCGAATGAGGTGAGTAAGTATGCACTGAAGTTTGATGATGGAAATTATAATAACCTAACAATTGATGTACCGAATGGTGGTGCAATCTATGGTGAGGGTGGTGCTGCCGGAGGAGGAAATGGTGGTAGTGCCTTGTACATTAAAAATACTGCCAGTTATGATAATGTATCAATCACATTAGGAAGTAATGGTAGAATATGGGCAGGTGGTGGCGGCGGAGCTGGTGGAAACAGTGGAAATAGTGGTTCTTCTATTTCATGTAGCACGAATACTCAGGTAAGTGGTAATTACGGTAGTGGCGGAAGAAATTATCCTGGAGATGGAGTAGGAATCAATGCCTGTCAGGCAAATACTAATTTTAGTGTGAATGGTATTGCTTCTGCCAATCCAAATAGTGTAAGAACACGTTGTCGTGGTGGTTCATTTAGAAGAGGACAGGGATGGAATTCGGTTGCAAGAAATGGTTATGCCTGTAGTCCGAATTGGTCATTTGTTTGTAATGCATCTCAAACTAATAACATTGCCGGTGGTAATGGGGGCAATGGAGGTAATGGAGGAGTCGGACAAGGGTTTAGTAATCAAGGTGGACCTGGTGCAGGTAATGCGGGTAATCCTGGTAATACTAACTCATGTGCGAACTCAGGTGCAACCAGTGTCGGAAATTCTGGAAATAGTGGTATTACGGGAGGAACATGGGGAGTTGCACCATCACCCGGAGGTAGTGCCGGATATGCAATTGTAAAGAAGAGAACAAGTGTTAATCAAGGGTCATCGGCTAATACTATCAAGGGCGGAATTCTTAATACATAAAGAAACAATTGTATGGTATAATAATATAATGGATGATGCGAAACTATCAACAATTGTATTTCATTTTCTGGATGAATTCTTTTTACAGGAATCAGATGGAAAGGTATGGAGTGCATCAAAGAACTGTCAAAAGGAGAGATGGTCAATTTGTGATGGATGTGAACACTTTGATGAACCCGAAGAAGGATGTAAGTATTGTGGATGTTATCTACCACATAAGATAAGGGATCCATTTGGTGATTGTCCATTAGATAAGTGGATATCAAATAGTGAACAGTGGTATGATGAACACTATGATTATTTAAAATCAAAGATTATTGAAAAGAACCCAGAACTGAAGGAGTATTTGAATGGAAACAATTGAACTCAAAGGTGAATACAATGATTTTATAGGAACGTATTCTAATGTATATGATTCCAAGTTTTGTGATAGTATTATTAAGTCTTTTGATTATTATCAGGATATTGATGCAGTCTTTTGTGAAGATAATCAATTTGAGAACAGTAATGCCGGACGATTTGATTGGGCATTAGATTTGGCAGAGATGAATCCTGCAATGAAGGATAATCATTCACAATTACTGAATGAGACATTACAATCATGTTTTAATGAATATGTAAATGTCTTTGGTCATCTAAAGACTGTACCAATGTATTCACTCTCACAGAAGATACAGAAAACTCCTGCCGGTGGTGGTTATCATGTCTGGCACGATGAAAACTCAGGATTAGAACATGCCAATCGATGCCTTGTATGGATGATCTATTTGAATGATGATTATCAGGGTGGAGAAACAGAGTTCCTATATTATAAGAAAAGGATACAACCTGAGAAGGGAAAGTTACTAATATGGCCCGCAGGTATGACACATTGCCATAGAGGAGGGTTAGTATTAGAAGGTACAAAGTATATTGCAACAGGTTGGTTTTATCTGGCAAATTACAATGGATAATAATAAGGAAGAGTTTCCTACAATTAAGGAACAAGGAAAGAATCTTGCCAAGTTTACATTCGAAGTGGTCAAGGATAGTGTGCTCAATATAGGAGTCACGGAGGGAGAAGTATTCGCAAATGATGAATTAAAAAAAGAACGATTGGATATATGTAAGACGTGTGAGTATTATAGTATGAGACATAATAGATGTAAACACTGTGGTTGTTGGTTAGAACATAAGGTTAAGTTCAAAGTAAGTGAGTGTCCTATCTACAAATGGTGAATGATAATGAATGCTTGGTGAATGAGATAGTTAAGGTATGGAAGTATACTCTGGGTAGTTTTAATGATGAAAAGACTGAGAGATATGATAATATTATTTGTATTCTAAGAACGGGTATATTACTGACTTATCTGTTGACGAATGTCTTTATTGTGGCAGGAGTGGTGAGACATTGGGACACTTCGCGTCCCTCACCCCTTCGGGATTGGAATCAGAGTAAAAGTGTATCCATTGATACAGAATACATTAAAAAATAGGTTTTAAATATGATTATAAATATAAAACTCTTTTTTAACAAGGTTGTGGAAAAGTGTATTATTTGTGTGGATAAACCCTGATATTAGTTGTTTATCTGTGGAAAACTATGAGTATAATATCTTCTAAACATCAGATCTTATGCAAGTTTAGCGAGCGTATCATGGAGAGCGCGGTTTGTCAACCCACGGGACGCGAATTTTTCTCGACGAGACATAAAATGTTACATAAAGACATCTTATAGTATAAATATATTGATTATAAATCTCGTCGAGATCTTACACTTGACATAGAACGAGATTACATGATATAATCATACACTAGATATCTCGAAGAGAACCATGAACGACTACGAGACATTCTACATGTGGGGCTACGAGACATCATGTCATGATACTCGCGACGAGATGTATATGCTCGACGAGATGCACATACATCATGATACACAATACACATATGATCTAGATGATGAGTATGCACGCGATAGCATGGACTATCAGGAACTTGCATACAAACATTACGCATGATATAATACGTAAACATCACACGAGATACACATGTACGCACAGAAACGCATTGTGAGTGTTACACTAGACATTGAGTGTTATGAAGATCTAGACCTGCAATCCTATGACTGGAATGAAGTTCTAGGTCT